ACCTGTTCCCTTTCGCGTCACTTCGCGACTTTCTTCCAGCCGCACTTGTTTACACCGATCTGGTTGATCTTCATGATTTGGTTGACCGTGGCGTCAGCCAGAATATCAGTAGGTGCGACATTGATCGGGGAAATCGTGTCGCAGAAAGAATCAACGATCTTGGTTTTCGTCACTACCTTCACCGGTTGTTCGGGACAAACCGGATCGGGCGGCGGGGGCGCTCCACGTGTTGCCGAACAACTCGCGACGCTGAGCGTCAGCATCAAGACTGTCAACTTGGTTTTCAGCATTTTGTTTCTCCTTGGAAGCGTCCACCCGGTATTTTTGCGCAGCAGCTTCTGCCTGAGCATCCGCCGTATCCCGGGTGGCCATTTCCGCCTTGGTGGCCTCGGTTTGAGCCTGAGCCTTGGCTGCGCCAGCCTCGGCCTTGCTGATCGCTGCCCGGCTATTCGCGCGGGCGCTCACGAAGGCCAGAATCGCCGTCAGGACGGCTAGGATCAGAGCTACCGGCTTCCAGAGCATCTTGAGAACTTCGGTCATCTTTGGCACCTTTAAAGTAGAACTTGAGACCTTGAATAGCAAGCAGCGAGCCAATGAGCAAAACCCACTTGATCGCCGTTTGCACTTGAACCGGGAGCAAATCCCGGAATTCTTGCGGCAGTGCGAGCCACCAGGAGTGCAGATCGGGCGACACCAGTTCGATAAAACCGACAATCGCCGTCATCATCGCGACCGCCTTGATGCGCAGTCGCCGCCAATCCTCGTGGACTTGCAGCCGTAGCTGCAAAAGGTTCATCGTCGATAGTTCTCCATGTTGCGGTTGAGTGCTTGACTGGACAGCAATTGCATCAACATGGCCTTGGACTCCTTGACATCGTCGGCCATGCGGACATTCGTGGCTTCCACCACCGAAACCCGACGATCGAGCGTGTGAAACCCGTCCGTCAAGGTGTTGTACTTGCCGATCGTCCAAGCCACGGCCGAAATACAGGAAGTCAGAATCGCGATGACCGTGCCGATAACGGCGATGAGTGCTTTCGCTTTGACAACCAAACCTTCGTCGGTAGCTTGCATGTGGTCACCCCCTTACACGTTGGTCGCCATCCGGATGCCCGCGCATACTTGCGAGTCCGAATAAGGCTGTTTGACGCCCGTTTCGTGGGCAATCACGGCCTTGATGAAGCGTTCGGCAGTGAGCTGGTCTTTCAGATCGATCTCCGACGAAACCGGGACGCCGACCGCATTGGCCACATTGGTAGCGTAGGCCACGGTATTGTTTTCCGACGGCGGAGCCCAGCGCTTGATGAGTTCTTTGACCGACTTCAGGCCATAGTTCTTCTGGTAGTTGCGGAAAATCACGATCATGGCGCGGATGCCATAGGTCGGGTCTTGGAACTGGGCGAAACGCGGATCGCGGGAGTTCAGGGGAATGTCCTCGGGCCGAAATTGGCCTTGCCAGTCGTTCGCCTTGTTGTACTCGATATTGCCCGGGTTGTTGTTCCGGATGCCGCGCGGCAGACCTTTGTTCCCGAACTGCGCAAGCAGCGTAATGCTGAGTGCATTCGGATTTGCAGGCATGTTTGACCCCTTTTTAGTGATGGTTGATGGTGAGCGAATTATGGGATAGATGGGGAATCGGCGGCAACAAATTGCGTGTACATTACTCTGAGGTTTCAATTGGCTTGAGACTATTAGTCTTAGCGTCGGGCATTAGAAAATGCAATTGGGGAGTCTGGCTTGTTGCACCTAATATGAAAGGGTGGGGCGGGGCATTGGGCCTCGCCTGATTACGGGGAGTTCAGGATGAGAACTTACTATGAATCGGAGCAAGAAGCCATCGACGTTGCTGCGGCGCGTTATGGCGCTAATTGGGTGGCGAACTACTTTCTGCATGCCTTCGATCTGCCGAGCGGTGAGCGCGGATGGGTCATACTGCGACGGGTGGAAAAGACGGCGCGCGTGGCGCACAAAAAGGGGAAGGTTCGACGCGGGCCGGGGCAGCGGGTACAGAGCAAGATCGATCGCCCGGTTGAACGCGCACGCGCGATTTTCGAATTGCTCAGGGGCAAGGGGCGGGCGGAGGTAGTGCAGGAATGCGTGCGTCAGGGGATCGCGGAGGGCACGGCGAACACGCAGTATTCGAAGTGGATGAAGGCGAGTGTTGTGAGTGATACCAATGGCGTAAACGTTTCGTGACACCCCAGAATATTTTTGAGTATAAGGGGATCAGTTCATGCGATATACCAAAGGCGCAACGTTCTGATCCCCAAAAAATTGCACGGGTGAGGGGTGGCGGCCGACCCCGCACTAAAAAGGGGCATATAGGGGGTGTGCACTACCATGGTGCGCCCGGCCCTATCGGCGCGCTTTGGAGCGCGCTGTAACTTGGATCGCTCAGATCGCGTAGAAGCTCGACGACAGCTTAGGATAATTCGCGTAGATCGCAAGCTGTTGATCGCGATGATAGCGCGCAGCCTTGGCGCTGCTGCAAGGCAAGTTGATATCATAGACAACGCGGCCATTGCTCTTGATCTGAATCTTGAACATCGTTGCTTGCTTGCTCATTTCGTTCCCCTTCTCATCCGCAGCGCCTATCGCTGCATCCATGAATCAATTATAGAACGCATGTTCATCGCAAAGCACGATCTTTTTTAAAAGAATGCGATGATGCATGCGCCTTGCATGAGCGCGCAGAGCGCAAGCAGTAGCACATAGAGCGCTGCCTCGATCCATTGCATATCATTCCCCTAGTAGCTCTTTGATGGCCTGCTGCGCATCATAGCAGGCTCTAGCCACATCATGCTCAGGAGCCCGCTTAGCGCCTAGCAGGCCCCGCAGCCAGCCCCACAGGCGGGCGCTCATGCTCGGCCATCCAGCGCGAAGTCGATGATCGCCTTAGCCTCAGCAAGCTCGCTGAATCGGCGCGTGCCGCGATTGCCGCTCGGCGCTTCAATCCAGTAGCCAAAGCCATCAAAGAAGATGTTCCATCCGCGATGGTAGATATTTTGCATGATCGCCATCCCCAGCTTAGTAGCCCATCATCACAGCTTTGGCAGCGGCGCGGCGCAGCAGCGGCAGGCGCTTATTGCGAACGATCAGGCGAAGCCCCTCATAGCTCATGCGGCCCGATGCAAGGTCGTTTGCATATTCATCGCGCATTTCATAGAAATCCATTTTGCTTCCCCTTCTCAGTTCGTTTGCGATGGCTCTATTATAGAACGCCTTTTTGCTCGCGCTCTAGTAGTTTTTCGCTACAGCGAAAGCCGATTCTTGTTGAGAGAATCAATTGGTAGGACGCGCAGATTGGGAACATAATTCTTCTCATGGACGCGGCAATGAGGCCCGCCTAAATCAGATTGAGGAGCAACATCATGGCATACGCAACGAATCTCGCAGCGATCAACGCGGCCCGCAAGGCACATGGCGAAAGCTACATCCACATGACCAGCATCATCAAGCTCGATGGTGAATGGCATGTTCAGATGGCTCAGCCGCGCATCAGCGATCCGATCAACTCGATCCGCGATGAGCGCGAAGGCGCATTCGCGTTCCCGCGCAGTGCCGAAGCGACGCCCGCAGAGGCCAGCGCAATCGCAGCGTTCTTCGCGAGCCGCGCAGCAACGAGCGCGCCGGTTGAAATGCCGGACGACGAAATGCGAGCCGCGCAGCAAGAAGCAGATCGCATTGCGAACGCACAGGCGAGCGAGCAACAGCTTCCGAATGGCAAGGTTTGGGTGCGCCAAAGCTCAGTGCTCAAGCCCACTAAAATGGTATGGGCAATCGCCGATGAAATGAACGCGGCCGCTCGCGAAGCGGGCAAGGAAGCCCCTAGCCGCAAGGAAGTGCAAGAGGAATGCGTCCGTCGCGGGATCGCATCGGGTACCGCTCGCACGCAATATCAAGCATGGAAGGCGGCGAATGATGCCACGAGCAAAAATGCCGCGCTCGCCGCAGAATTGAGCGCCAAGCTCAATGGCAAAGCCTAATCGCAGCTAGTGAGAGGGGCCGCTGCGCCCCTCGCGCCCCTAGCCCTAGCGCAGATAATGGGCCGGGGGCATCCAGCCGCGCGATGGCTCGATCACGAATTTTCCATAATTCGCGAAAAGCACGAACGCTTTCGCCCAGTTATCGCATACATCGACCCAATAACCTTGCGAGCGCAGGTACTCGATGTACTCGTCTTGCTCCGGACTAGTCGCCTTCAATTGGCCCGGACGCTTCATTTCGATCATGAGGCCATGAAAGCCCCATTGCGGGTACGGCCAGTGAATGTCGCACACGCCCTTCTTGACCCCTTCCGCTTTCAGTTGCCCGCCTACAATCTTGGCCGACTGTTGATCGCCGCGCGAACCGCCGTTCGGGATCGCATGAGCCCATTTGAGCGCGGGGCAGACATCCTCATACTGCTTCAGTGCGGCGAATAGTGCTACTTGGTGCGAGTGTTCGGTACCTGAACCGATCCAGCGCTCAGGATCGCCGGGATGTAGTGGTTGAGTCATGTTCAACTATCCTGTTTCGTTGCGAAAAGCTTATCCTGTTACAAACTGTGCTAGGGTAAGCGCATCCTGTTACAAAGAGTGCCCGGAAAAATACTGCGTGCAAATTGGTGGCGGGTCGGCCCCGTTCCTCCCCTCTCCTCCCCGCCATTTCACCGCTTTGACTTACACTATGTACACACTAACATAACCACATTGGGTGGCTCAGCCCACATCCATGACTTCGAGCGCACCGAGGTTCGGATCATTCCCGATCATCACGCACGCTTCATTGCCAAGCGGCTTAGCGCTGAAATGCACCCGGTCGCCATTCTCATCATTCTGCGACTCAGCCTTGACTTTCAACTGCCAGTCTCCGCCGCTCGTCGCTTGCCATACTTGGCCCCGGTCGTCCATCGCAAAATGCACGATCACAGCGGATGGGGTGACCATAGTATTGAAATGCACAAAATTCACAAAAATATGTTTCATGAAAAATATTCCTCAGAAAAAATTAATCGCAAATCGCGGAAGCCTGATCCGAGAAAATAAGCCCCTCCCCTAAAGGGGAGAGGGGGCTATTTATTTTTCGGGGCTTTCAGGGCTCGAAAAAAAATAAAATAAATCCCCTCTGAATTATTTTTCGCTATTTATTTTCGCACATGCTTGATTTATTTTTCACTCCTCATGCCGTTCAATCCAAATGAAATCGATGCCGTTTTCCTTATGCAAACCGATGTTTCCAGCAATCACAAGATCATGGAAAACCTTTGTTAATCCGCCCTTCAAGTCTAATCTGAATTGCACTCCGGGTGGGCAAGCCTTTTGCATTTCAGCCGCAAAATCGGTCGCCTTGACTGCCGGTAACTTTTGGTTCGGATATTGGCCGACTTGCCCGTGATTGCCTACCATCTTTGCCAGCACATCCATCACGAAATTCTGTTGCTTGCCACCGCCTTTGGGTCGTCCCCGGCCCTTTGATTCGCCGCTACTCGGAGGGGGTGCGCTCATCGCTCCAGCATGCTTGTTCTGTTGCTTGCCTCGACCTCGCCCGCCCTTCGATCCTTCAGTCTGCACTGGCACCGGGGCAGTCGGCATCACGACCACTTCGCCCATTTCATCCGTGACTTCCCGGCCATATTGATATACAGCCACACTCTTGACTTCGACGCCCATCGTCCCCGGCGGGGGCATAACACCAAGGGCATTCGCTTCCGGCTCCTCATGATCGACCACATGCTCGGCCAGCTTGAAATCGCCAGTTTGCCCATCGGCCGAGTCTTTGCTCTTGACCAGCGACCATGAGCGCGTGTCACCATCGCCAGTTCGTGATACCTCGATGACGGCATCGCATGCAGCGAACAGCGAGCCGTGCCCCCGCATGGATCGGTTCTCCTCGCTCTTGGTCGCATGGTGCACGAAGATCACTAGCGAGTCAGTCATCTTTTCGATATACCTGAGCGCCTTGATTACCTCGCCCATATCGCGCGATGAGTTTTCATCCATGCCAGCGGCCGATTGGTTCAATGTATCCACAATAATGAGGCCATTGAATTTGTCACCGACCGGATTAACGGCCAAGCACAGTTGATTCAAGAACTCAGGCGAGCGCAGATCGATTTGATCCTCGATGAACCCGACATTCTCGGGGAACTGAATCTCATTCTCAGCTTCCCATGCCTTGATCCGGTTTTGCAGGCCACCACCTTCAAGCGACAGATACAGCACGTCTTTCTTGTGCGCCTTGCGATTGAACCAAGCATTGCCATATGCAACTGCCGCGCTCATATCCAATGCGATGAACGACTTGCCAGAACCGGATGCACCGTAGATCGCAGCGATGCCTTTGTCCGGTAGCACGCCACGAATCATCCATTTGGGCGCGCTTCGACTCTTGACCTCGCTTGGGTTCAGAATGGTGAATAGCTGGGCCGCTTGTTGGGGCGCGGCTCCCGGCGCATTGAGCGCGCCAATCTTGTTAAGCTCGGGGACTGCCGTGCTTTGCCCGTCGTGCATGTTCGGAAGCGGGGCAACCGGCGCGGCTTGGTCTACTTCCATGTGGCTAGTTGCCGCTTCCCGGCGCTGCATTTCCGCTTGGAAATACGCCTCGGCCATGCGCGAGGTATCCAGCATCGACGCGGCTTTCTGCTGTTCCTCGTTATCGATCCATGCTTTCGCCTTGGCGATGGTTCGTTCGAGATATTGCCTCGGGTCTTGCTTGCGGCCGAGCAACTTAGCACGCGGCGAACGCATGAACATGCGCAGCGTATGCTGTACCCGGTCGCCTTGCCGGTCTTTGCAGAATTTGTAGAACAGCTGGATCAAGCGTGCGTCGCCATCCGATCCGCCCGCCCCATCGTCGCCTACTTCCTTTGCGTAAAACCAATTTTCAATCTCGGCCGCATTTTTCCATGACTTGCACCAATCAAGGAATGCTTGATCCATGGCCAGTTCTTCAGCAGACGCGGGCCTGTTGATATCGAGTGCCAGTTGCTCGCGTTTGGCTTGAGCGGCGGGATAGGCAAACTGGCGTTCAAGCACCTGCATGACATGCGGTACCTCGCCAATCTCGCGGGGCGACCCGGGCATGCGCTGGCCAGTCATGACCACAAAGCCCTTATGGCCATACGCTTCAATACCAAAATCTTGCTTGTTGAAGTCGGCACTCAGCTTGCCATGCACGATAGCATGCGCGCCTCTGCCCGAAACCGAAGTTTCCAGATAAGTCACGTCTTTAAGCTGTTCATACAGCCAAGCCTTCGCCGCATGCCCCTCAGCGGTATATTCCCGATCCGCTTTGTAGTCCAGATCGATGATGGTGAACGGGTCAGCCTCGGTCGGCACGTAGCCGATCATGCAGTTCCGCAGATGCGGGTGATCCTCGATGTACCATTCGCAGTCGCCAAGGCTCAGCCAGTTGGCCGGGTCTGCCTTGCTCGCCGGATAGCCAGTCTCCGGGTCAATGGGTTGCTTCGCTCGATTGCACAGCATCCATTGCTTGCCCGCGACCATTGCATCGGGCAAGCCCGCCCGAAGTGCTTGAAAGTTGTATGCCATTAGGCCACCTTGAATTCTTTGCCGGAGACTACTTCGTAGATGCGTTCGCAAAGCGCGACGCTGGGGATGCTGGGGCAACCATGCCGCATGTTGTAGATTTGCTGACGCGTGCAAGGCACATGCTTCGCGATGTCCTGATCGGTGCGATCGCTTTCTTTGAGCATGTCCAGTACCATGGTCAGGAATTTGGAATTGCGGAGTCGAATGGAGGGTTGCATGTCTGCCTCTTTAATTGGATGCGCTCATGATATCGGCTAATTGAAAGGTCGGCAATCGTTAAAAGATATTGCATGTACGCGAGAAACTCTATAGAATAGACTTCATTGGATCAATCACAAGGAGCGCAAATCATGACCTCGATCAAGCACATTTTCTTCTTTGGCGCAGAACCGAGCCTCGCGGATGCGATGGAGCAGTTCATCGCCGATCTTAACTCGCCCTATGGCATCACCGAATCGCAGCAAGACCTTTGCGCGATGCTGAGCCAATCGGACGAAGAGTGCGCCGATGCCTGCTGCGAATCGGGTGAGCGCATTTTCACGATGACCGTCGAGTGCTCGAATGGCCTGCATCCGGACGAAATCCATGAGGAACTGTGCCTCGCGATTTTCGAAGGCGGCGCGCTGGCTTCCGGGCTGAAAGTTATCAGCATTGAATAAATTTGGTGCGGGCCAATGAACATCGGCCTATAATAGACTTCATCAGATCACGAAACGGAAGGGGAAAAGAAAATGGCTCAAACGCATGCAACTGGCAGCTTCTTCATCATTGACGACTTTGGCAATGAAGTCAGCATTCTCGCGCTTCCGGATTGGTTCCCCGCAATGCTCGCCAACGTCCGCTTTATTCTGACCGGGGCCGAGCAAGGAATTTCAGACGGCATTCTTTCGGGCACCCTCGATGATGACTCGCTTCGGTACTTCGGGCGTATTATCTGACCCGAGGCCGAAACCGCCGCCCGCAGAGTATCGCGGGTAGGTCGCGCAGTGTGGTTGCGCCTGACGATGGCCGTCAGAATCATTGGAGATTGAGCACTATGAATACCGAACGCATCATTGACCGCATTAAGAAGATGCTTGCGCTGGCAAACGACCTCGCCGCAACCGAAGGCGAACGCGATAACGCGCTGCGCATGGCCTATAACACGATGGCCAAGTACAACATCGATATGGCGACGGTCGATGCGCGCAGCAAGCAAGAAGAACGGGTCAATTTTACCCGGCCTAGCTGGTCATGGATTTGGGCGCGGCATGTCAACAAAATTGTTGGCGAGCTTTTCTTCTGCAAGTATTACTATAGCACCAAGATCAATGGCACCCAGTGCATACATCACTTTGTAGGCAAGGAATCTAACGCGATGACCGCTGCGGTGATGGCTGACTTCATTGTCAACTCGATCCTCAAAGAAGGGCGTTCGATCTATAAACAGAACACGGCCCCCGGTACCCGAGCCTTCGCGATGGGCGCAATGCACGCGCTATATGCTCGCGTCGAACAGATCAAGGCTGAGCGCGCAGCAGCCAGCGAAGCAGCAACACCCGGCACTGCGCTGGTACTGGCTAATCTATATCTGACTGAAATGCAGGCGAACGAGGCATTCTGCGCAGACATCGAAATCACTGTGACTAAGGCTAAGGCTCGCGCGATCAACGATACGGATGCCTACTATGCTGGGCAAGCCTATGGCGAGTCGATCAATCTCGATTTGCAAGTCGCGGAAGAACAGCGCAAGCTCAAATAATTGGTGAGCGGGGAATAGTTCCCCGCTATACTATATGCTCTGACCACATGGAGATATCGAAATGCCTTTTCACTTCAAATCCCTGTTCGATAAAAAAGCGACCCCGGTAATCGGACATCGCCTCGTTGCCGCGTTTCATGAGGAAAAGGCCGACGAGATTCAGCGTAACGGGCAGGCGCATCCGGGAAAGATCACGAACGACAAGGATCGTGACTTTGTGCTGGCATGGCTTACCGATCAGATGCAAGATGCGATCGGCTACACCGAAGTCAAGTTGGCGATAGGTTCTGAAATGATGGAAATGGTTTGCGAAATGCGAATCAAAGAACTGTATTCGGCAATGCGGGCGGCTGCATGAAAGACTACACCTACAAAGAGCTTCGTTCGATCATTCGCGGAGGCAAAGCAACTATTGCCTTCCAGAAAATCCGGATTGCCAATATTTACCGTGCCCGCCTGACGAACCCGCCTGTCGGCCTATCGACCTGGTACGTCATATATCATCCGAAATACGGCTACATGAACGAGCAAGGGGCGATCGTCTGCGACCCGGCATACGCCAAGCTGTACAACGGTGCATTCGAGGAAGACTCGGCCCGCGCCCTGCTGGTCGCTCCGGATCGCATCAAGAAGGAGTGCCAGTTTGTCGTGCTCGGCTATGCGCTGATGTATGAACAGCGGAGTGCGCTGGCTGAATGGAGTACCACGAAGGACATGATTAAGCTGGCTCGAATCGGTCTTGGGTGGAAAGTGGCGCGCGATTTGTTCTCGCTGGCATGCGTTGCCAGTGCAACCTTCTTCATGTGCAAAATGTCATGAAACTCGATCTAAGCAAACTGCAAGTCTCGGTCTTTAGCCCGGAGCCGGTAGGGTTCATGAACCCAATCCTTCGCGGCGTGCGCCTCTACTACCCTCCGACTGGCCATATCATCGAGGAGAGCGAGGAGCGGAGCGTGCATCGCAACAAGCACATGGCGATGAGGCGAATGACTCTCGCAGTGGATGGCGAGATTACGCCATCCATTTGCAAGGTCAAAATGTGGAACGGTATCGTCTCGTGGAGTGTCAGCCCAGCGGCACCGCCCCGTAGCGCGAGCACGGCACCCCTGGTACTCGCAGCCCGCGAACTGCGCTGGAAAATGGCATACGCGCACGCATGGAAGCTCAACCAAGAGGATTGGGTAAAGTGAAGGTTCGAATCTATCCGAAAGTAGATGCAACTCCGGAAGTTAAACGTATCGGTCATGAATACGATCCGTCGCGGCAAGTTGCCATCGTAACATTCACGCTCACGACCGGCGCTTCGGTTGAAATCGAAATGCGTGCTACGGAATGGGATGAATTGGCCGAAGACATGGATAGGCTTATTGCTTGTGTGCCTGCAAGGGGGATTTTGTGAAGCTCGCACTTTCCGCACTCCTCGGCGCAGCAGGGATCGCTTGCATTCTCGCCGGAGCCTCTAACCATGTGGCTACATGGCTCGATGTTTCCGGGCTGGCCGCAATCTTTCTATCATTGATCATATCGAACTAGCCGATAGAGACTATCAATCACGCCTTTCTCTGACTCCTATATAATAGGTTTCATTGAAGGGCGTTTTTCTTTTTGGGAGATTGAGCATGACTAGCAAGCGATTCAACGCCAAGGAAGTGATGGCCAAGTGGCCGGAACTGCACGCATGGTTCCTCGCGAAAAAGCATCCATGGGCTGTCAAAATGATGGACAACTTGCGCCAATGGAACTCCATGAGCCAAGCCCAAATTGACGCATCCTTGCGCATCAAGGCGGATGCAGAAGTGCAGGCAGCGCAAAAAGACCTCGACCGCTCGCTTTGGTTCGCGAACTCGGATAACCGCCGCGACGGGCAAGCGATGCCCCCGGACGATCCTGCTGCGCTGAGCCAACCGGCGGTCGATATGGCCAAGATCGAACAGGCTTTCGCGCATGCGATGGAACGCGGCATCCAGCGCCCGAAAATGGTACTGGATACGATGAAGTTTTCGAAGGCTCCGGCTGGCGGAAGCAACCCGGGTGCCATCTACGTGAATCGCAAGGCCGATGGCGTGTACCTCGGTAAGATTTTCGCGGGGGTCATCAAACTTTCTCGCGACGCTCAACCGGAAGACGCGGACGAGATTCGCCGGGTGGCAGAGAACCCGGAAGAAGCCGCGCAAGCATATGGCTTGCGTACTGGGGTTTGCTGCATCTGTTCTCGCCCGCTGACGAATGGCGAATCTATCGACCTCGGCATCGGCCCGATCTGTCGCGAGAAATTCGGTTGGTGATCGGTTGCGCCCCGTTCGAACTAGCGGTATAATATTTTTAACGCTTAATGAACGGGGCCGATATGCCAATCCTCTACTTGATTTTAGTCGCACTCACTTGCAAGCTCGCGCATGTGCGCGGCTACCCTTGGGGCTGGTGGTGCATTATCGGATTCATTCTGACTCCGCCCATCGCTGCAACCATTCTGATCTGTTTGCCTAACCTGACTAAGAAGGAACCGAAATGACCAAGCGAATCGAGTACTGGCAAGCCAAGTTTCTGGGCGCGACCGAACGCAATGGCGCTCGCGTAAAGTTTGAATGCCAATCGCGCCCCGGCTATTTCGTGCGGCCCTACGACCACAAGGCCGGGGATAGCATCGAGAAACAGGTCGTCGCCGCATATGAAGTCGGTGACTGGGAGTTCGAATTCCTCTATACTGATGTCAAGGGAATCGCCCATTACCGAATCACCCATGAGGTCTAAAATGAACATCGTCGGCACGCTTATTGAAGTGACCATCCAGCGCAAGACCCAAGCTGATATCCATGCGTCGGTTTTCGCTGAACTCGGCCCGGATGGCTGGGAATTCGCGGTCATCGAGGCTGACCACAAGATGACGTTCATGGAAGAAAGCAAAGCGCGCCGGATGGCCTACGACGCCTTTTTCGAGTGATAGACGAAATGTGGAATGACGCGGCCGCAATCTGCGGTATAATAGCAGCAATCAGTCTAGCGCTGATGATTTTCCTTAACAGACGGAGCAAATGAACATGGCAACCCGGAAACCCGCACTGATCCCCTCCGACGAGCAGCAGAAGGAACTGGACAAGCTCGTCGGCCCGTGGATGGCTGCGCAAGAAGTCGCAGACAAGGCACAAGAAGCACTCGATGCAGCCTATAAGGCGATTTTCGACGTGCTCTATCCGAACGGCTCGCAATCGGCCGGAACCGAGAACTGGCAGATGCCGGGGAACTGGATTCTGAACTTCGATCATCGCGAGAACTTCAAGATCACCGACAAGGCGCTGTTGGCCGACGCAGCCAAGGCTATCGCTGCGATCCCGCAAGACGAGGAAACCGGCGAAGTCTATTCGCTGGACACGGTCATCAAATGGAAGCCGGAAGTTTCGGCTACCGGGTGGCGGGATGCAGCACCGCCCGTTAAGAAGCTGTTGAGCGACATGCGGCTGATCGAGTCGAGTTTCGGCAAGGCTGGGTTGAAGCTCACGAAGCCCAAGCGCGTGCAAGTGCAGCCGACTCCGGTCATTGGCAATACGAAGATCGACGAGGAACAGTTCTGATGGCCGAGTACGCGACCTGCATCCTTCAAAAGAAGAAGGACGGCCCCAATCCGGGCGCGGCGCTCTCCCGGTACATCGGGAAAGAGTATCGAGCCGCCCTTAAGATTCACAATGGCGGAGGCTCGTTCAGCATGGCCAATGGTGGCTTTCAAGAGCACACCGAGGCGGTGATTAAGATGCAGGTTCTCTTTGAACTCGCAAAGCATTTCAATGTGGAGATTCGGGTATGACCTTGTTGGAAATTTACCGTCGCCAAGGCTTGCCCCTTCCGACCAGCGACCATGACTGGAAGCTGTACCGCGAGCGGAAAGAAGCTCGCAAAGTCGAGAATGTCAAGAACGCGGCCCATTGCTTGCAAACGAATGGCGTGAAGTATACGCGCATGACCGACACGTACTTCGTGATTGTGACCGATCCGCATGGAGTTAACGGGAACCCGGCGGTTTGGATTGACTTCTATCCCGCGGTGGGGCGCTGGGAATACCGAGAGCAAGGCAAGGGAAAGATGCACGAAGGCCATGGTGTACGAGCCTTGGTGGCTTTCCTGAAAGGCTCGGCGTAAAATAGCGTCCCGCCCTTATGGAGTGCGAAATGCCCCTGAACTGGACAACTACCGCAAACGCGGCCCGCAATGGCGTTAAAGTGCTGTGCTACGCCCCGGCAGGCTACGGGAAAACGGTACTCGGCGCAACTGCACCGCGTCCGATCATCCTCTCGTCGGAATTCGGCAACCTTTCGATCCGGAAGCACAACATCCCGGTTCTGGAAATCCGAAACGGCCTCGATATGCGCGACGCTTATGACTGGATCATGAAGTCGAACGAATTCAAGCAACACTTCGACACATTGGTCTGGGATGGCGCGAGCGAATCGGCCGAAACTTTCCTACGCGTGGCAAAGGCTTCCGGTGGCGATGGTCGCGCGCATTACGGCACCGTGGCGGATATGATCGCGGACTACTTCACCAAATTCCGCGCGCTTCCGGAGAAGCATGTCTACATCACGGCCAAGATGGGGTTTGTTCAAGACTCCGTGACTGGCGGGGTGAAGTATGGCCCGGACTTTCCCGGCAAGCAACTGGGCCAGCAATCGCCGTACTGGCTCGACGAAGTTTTCACGCTGCGAATCGGTACTCTTCCGGACGGAACGGGAACATACCGATACTTGCAGACGCAGCCCGATCCGCAGTATGATGCAAAGGACAGATCGGGATCGCTCGATGCAATGAGCAGCCGAACCTGACCCACATTTTCAACAAGATCATGGCTTCTGCCTGATCGAACCCTGACGGAGAATCACCACATGAATACGACCCAAGTGCAGAACGCCATCAACATCGCATTCGACTTCGATCTGACGAACGTTCAGCAGTTCTCGAAGGGCGGCTATACGGCGCTTCCGGGCGGCGCATACCTCGCTCAGGTCACGGACATGGAAGTGCGCGATAACCGCACCCAAGGCACCGGCAAACACCTGTTCATCGAGCGCACCATTCTGGAACCGGAATTCGCGCGCGGCATGAAGGTTCGCGATCAACTGAACCTGTGGCATGCAACGTCGGGAAAGTCGTGCGAGATCGCGATGGAGCAGCTGTCGGCGCTCGCGCATGCCGTCGGCCAACCGGCAGGCAACAACCTCGGCCAACTGGCATACAAGCCGCACGTCATCCACCTGGGCTACGAGGCTGCGACGGCCGACTCGCTCGACGGCAACGGCCAGACCGTCAAGGGCAACCCGGCGAGGAATGAAGTGCTCCGTCACGAGAAAGCCGAGAAGTACAACCCGGCATTCGCCGCAAAGCCGTTCGGCGAAGGCGAAGGTCAGACCAATGCCCCGATCCAAGCGCCTCCGGGCATCGGCCCGAATGGCCAAGGCATCAATACGCCGGTCGCTCCGATCACGGCCCCGGCCGCAACCGCCCCGTCGGCACCCCCGCCGTTCCCGACCGCGCCTGCCGCTGCCCCGGTAGCGCCCGCTGCTGCCGCTCCGGCTCCGGCTGCTGCCATTGCCCCGGCTCCGGCCGCTCCGGCTGCTGCTCCGGCTCCCACCGCTGCTCCGGCTGCTCCGGTCGCGGCTGCTGCGCCCGCTGCCAATGCAGCCCCGGCCGCTGGCTCCGTGCCGCCGTGGCTCGCTGGCCAGCAAGCAGCCTAAGCCCTACGGGGATCGAAACGAAAGCCCCGCCTCGGTGGGGCTTTTTTATTGGAGTATGAGAAGTGGCACAACCTCTGTACATTGCGCATCAGACCACGCAAGCGATCAACGATGCGATCAAAGCCGACCAAGGGGCCAAGTTTCGTGGGTTCCTTAAAGAACACATCATGGATATCGACGATGCGTTCGATTCGGAGGAAAAGGACGACTTTCGCGAGCACATGGGTGTTAGTACCAGCGGCGAGGAATGCGCTCGCAAGCTCTGGTATTCGTGGCGCTGGACTAAACCGGTCAAGCATGAGGGGCAACTGCTCCGCTTGTTCAATCGGGGGCACTTGGAAGAAGCCCGGTTTGTTGCAATGCTACGAACGATCGGCTGCACGGTCTATCAAGCGGACTCCAATGGCAAGCAATTCCGTGTTTCCCATTTCGGAGGTCATTATGGCTCGGCCATTGACTCAGTGACTGTCGGTGTGCCTGAGAATCCGACCATGCCATTCCTGACGGAAATGAAAACTCATAACGAGAAGAGTTTCCGCAAGCTGGCCGGGGAAACCGACAGCAAGGGCAATGTGGTCAAAGCCCCGCAAGGCGTTCTCAAGACGAAGCCCGAGCACTATGCTCAGATGCAGCAATACGCCGAGTATTTCAAGCTCGAATGGTGCTTGTATATGGCGGTGAACAAGAACACGGATGAAATCTATTGCGAGTTCGTTCAGTTCAAGCCGCAAGTGGCCCAGTACTGGCGCGAGCGCTCGGGCAAGATCATCTTTGCGAAGTCTGCTCCGCCCCGGCTGGCTCAAGACCCGACCTACTGGAAGTGCGTCTATTGCCCGTATATCGATCAATGCCATTTCGACGAAGGCCCGGTGATGAATTGCCGGACATGCGCAAACTCGATGCCTACAGAAGATGGTAAATGGTATTGCAAGGAAAAGGGTATAATACTGAATAAGGCTGACCAGCTTGCGGGCTGTGAGGATTGGGCTAAACATCATTCGTATTGACCAATGATTATTCCACGCGATTACCAAGGCTACGGGGTCGATAAGATTATCGAACATATCTATCGATCCGGCCCGAAAACCAATGCGCTGCTGCTTTACCCAACTGGAACGGGTAAATCGGTCGTGATCGCATTGGCAGTCGCGCGTCTATTCGGTGATTTTTCCGGAACGCGGGCTATGATGCTGACGCACTCGAAAGAGTTGGTCGGGCAGAACTACAAGAAGCTCAAAGAGGCTTGGAACGAAGCTCCGGTAGGAATCTACGCAGATGGCTTGAAACGCAAGGAGTATTACTATCCCTGCACATTCGGCTCCATTCAATCGGTCTATAACAAGCCTGAGCTTTTTGCCCCGCTTCATGTGATGTTCATCGACGAGGCTCATATGGTTAGCGACAATGATGAGTCGCAATACCGCTCGTTCATCAATGGGGTAACTGAGATTAATGCGAAACATGGTCTGCCGCCCCCAGTGGTATATGGGCTGACGGCTACCGGCTACCGCATGAAGCAGGGTATGCTGACTCAAGGGGAAAATCCACTGTTCGAGGAAATTCTCGTCGATTGCACCAGCATGGAGGCATTCAATTGGTTCTTTTCGGAAGGGTATCTGGTGCCCCCGATTCCGAGACCGAGCAAGAATGTCAAGGTCGACCTTTCGAAAATCCGTATCACGGCAGGGGAGTACAATGAGAAAGACCAACAAGAAGCCTTCGACCAAGACCCGATCAATCGCGCGATCATCGATGAGGCGCTGGCTTTCGCAGCAAGCGAGAACCGCCACAAAGGCATCATCTTTAGTTCGGGCGTTGAGCATGCGCGCCACCTTTGTGAGGAACTGATTCGGCGCGGGGAGTCTGCGACGTGGGTGGCATCCAAAGGGATGTCAGACACTGAGCGTGATAAACGAATCGCCGCCTATTTGGCAGGCGAGTTCAAATGGATGGTGAACAATGGCATTCTCACGACTGGTTTCGATTGCCCGGAAATCGACATCATGGTCATCGCTCGCTGTACGCGATCGGTTGGCTTGTGGGTTCAGATTCTCGGTCGCGGTACTCGTCCGTTCTGGGATACTGTTGGCGAGTGGGATTTGTCTACCCGTGAGGGACGACTTGGTTCGATCGCTGCAAGCCCTAAGCAGAATTGCCTAGTTCTGGACTTTGGCAATAACGCCGGACGACTTGGTTGCATCAATGATGTTAGAGTGCCAAAGCCCCGCGAGAAGGCGAGCGCTGGGGATGCACCGGTGCGAATCTGCGAAGATCAATACGAGATCAATATCGACGGCAAGCCGGTCAAGAATTCGGACGGTTCGTACAAGGTCAAGGTTCAAGGCTGCGGCGTATATAACCATGCGAGCGCGACGCGATGCTGGAATTGCGGGGTAGAGTTCCCACGGTCTAGCCACATTGAAATGACGAGCAGCACGGCAAAGTTGGTCAAGGCCGACAAGGGAATGTTGGAGCCGGAGGAAACGCAAGAGTTCAAGATCGACCGAATCGTCTATCTGTACCATACACCACGTCACGGCGGGGCATCCAGCTTGAAAGTCATGTATCATTGCGGAAGGCAGGTGTTCACGACTTGGATTGCATTCGAGGCAGATCACCAATATCCGCGATACCTGGCTGGGGAATGGTGGCGCTTGCGGCATAGCAGCCGAGTTCCTAAAACCACAATCGAGGCGCACCAGATTGCCCTTCGCGGGGAATTGCGAGAACCGCGCTCCCTCATTGCAGTAACTAACAAACCCTCTAAGGATATCAAAAACTATGTCTTCGATGTCGAATCAGCAGCAGCCTGATTATGTGGAACCGCCGCCCCCGACTGCGCCCACTATCGCCCCGGATGCGGTTGTTCGGCGTCAACTGGAGATCGCACGGGCAAAGCTGGAAATCGAGAAACATGTCTGGAAATGCTGTTTGAACTGCGACAGCTGGAAGGCCGGGTGCGTTCGCTACACCGAACAACCGATTATGCCACCGCCGGACGTGATTTTGGTGGGATGCGAGGGTTATACTAGCACCATACCTTTTTGATTTAGGAGTAAATCATGATTATCGTCATTGATCGAGACAACCTCCGCATGGTGGCCGGAACGAATTCGCGGAACCATGCACATTTGATCGCGGAGGTCGACTTCTCCAATGTGGCTACTCTGCTGGTCTCGACCGAGGGTGGGCGCGATTGGACGGTATTGACCGATCTGGAAATTCGGATGATGTTCAAGAACATGTCCGGAATGGAATCGCCGCCGTATGGTGAGGCGATTAAGCAACTGCGTGCCTATGGGGAGACTTTCCCAGTCTACCCGAAAGGCGAAGCAGAACTCGAACGCACTTTGACCGAGTTGCGAAAGCTCGATACGCCGGAGGATGCAGCCGAGCATGTGGAAGCGGTAGCAGAGCGCTCGGTCGAGAACCGGCAAGCGATCATCGCCATGGCCGAGGCTGCGAATCCGGCGCTTTCCCGGCCAGCCGAGCGGGTGCCGGAGGCCGAATATCAGGCAGCGCGCGCCAAGCCCGCCAGCGCCCCGAAACCGGCCGGAGAAGCGCCTAGCGCTCCGCGAAAACCCGGCGCGACCAAGATGGTCTGGGATATCTGCGACCGCGCGCTTGAAACATGGGGTGGCGGCGAGATCAACAAGGCGTTCCGTGAAGCCGCGAAGAAAGCATGCGTCGATGCTGGAATCAACGAGGGGACGTTCGGCGTTCAGTTCGGCAAATGGAAGTCGAGCAAGGGGGTATGATGCGGTTGATGTGCCGATATAGAAACGCAGAGGCGCACTCTCAGATTCTCGGAATCATCGAGTCTGCCTTTGTTCCCCGCGTTGACGACATGATTATCCGAAAGGGTGAGCATTGGCTTGTGGAAGAAGTGCGAGTGAATATCGACCTCGAAATGCACAACGCGCAGTACATCGAAATCTACATTCGGATGATGTAGCCACATGGGGAGCCTTCGCGCTCCCTTTATTTTCGCCCGACTTCGTAGATGGTACAAAGAAAGGGCTTGTCAGGCTCACGGCGTTTAGATAAGATTCATCCATCGCAGCGAAACGCGCTGATTCGAAACCACCCCAAGGAGAAAGCATCATGACGGAAGCAGCAGAAAAGACCCCGGAGCAACTGGCAGCGGAGCAGAAGAAGGCCGACGAGAAGGCGGCGAAGGATGCGGCGAAGGCGGCGAAGGACAAGGAAAAGGCCGACAAGAAGGCCGCTGCTGAAGCGAAGAAGGCGGAAGCCGCGCAGAAGAAGGCCGAGCGCGAACAGAAGAAGAAGGACGCGGAAGCGGCGAAGGCTGCGAAGCCCGAGAAGGACACGAAGAACGGCATCACGCGCCCGACGGCCGGTGTCACGCAACTGATCTGGATCAAGGCCGACCAACTGTCGGCAGCGGCCGAGAAGCCGGTCGAGCGCGCGGCGCTGGTCGAAGCTCTCAAGGACGTCAAGGTCGGCGAAGGCGACGCGGCGACGACGATCAACGTCGGCACGATCCACACGCAGTACGGCCGCTGGCGCAAGTACTACAGACTGAGCGAGACGAAGGAAGCGCGTCAAGCTCGACTGGCCGAGCAGCGCGCCGCGAAGGAAGCCGAAAAGGCACGCAAGAAGCAGGAGGCGGAAGCGAAGAAGGCGGCAGCAGCGGAGGCCGAGGCGGCTAAGGCTGCACAGGCGAAGGAACCGGAAGCCGGTACCAACGCCGACGCCTCGAACCAGGCAGCCGAGTAATCGGCGCTGCGGGGGCTGTAGAGGGGGCGAAGTGGCCCCGGCCCCCTAGCTAAGTTGTGGGTGACCATGCGAAGAAAGGAACCCTCAGAGGCACCGATTGGCTCGCGTTAAGGGCTGCTAGTTGTGGGTGACTGCATATAGGAACCCTCATCATTCATCGCTGTGCGCTCTGTTCGTTCTTTCCTTCACTTCTCCCATGGTTCGGGGGCGGCCGTACCGGGTAGAGCGCACAGCGATGGGCTGATACCGCCGAGTATCTCGGCGCGAACGAAAGGGAACTATCGGGCCATTGGCTGATAGCCGAGTAGATTCAGCCCATCAACATGCAGCGATGCGTGCGTTTTGCCACTGACTTTCGCGGGGCTCCGGCCCCGCCTTTTTTCCGTACACCGGCCTAGCCGATCCCTTAGTACAGGAACCCATGATTCCCATCAACACCCAAGCGCCCGAGAAGCGCGACCAGAGCACCGGCGAATTCCTCGATGTGCATTCCATCTTCTACACGATTCAGGGAGAAGGCCCCTATGTGGGTAGACCTGCTGTTTTCATTCGTCTTGCTGGTTGCAATTTGCAGTGTCCGGGTTGCGATACGGAATACTCCGCGCGCAAGCGTATGGGATTGTTGGAAATCCTTACAGCCGTACAAACCGCAATCTACACCCGACCCCGAGCCCGGTTCGCGCTGGAGCCTGCCTTTGAACGCAAAATCCCCCGACCGCTCATCGTCATCACAGGGGGTGAACCTTTCCGCCAGTCGCTTTTCCCGTTGATCTGGAAGCTGAGCGGACTGGGGTACAAGGTTCAGATCGAATCGAATGGGACGCTTGCGCCGCTTGCTGGCCCGTTCGAGGAATGGCCCCCGTTCGAAGTCGTCATCAGTCCGAAAGCCGGAAAGGTCGCGGCACTCCTCCACCATCGCATTATCGCATACAAGTACGTTCTGAGCGAGGGGACTGTCGATCCGGCCGACGGGTTGCCGACTTCGGTGCTCGGCCTGCCTGCTGCGCCCGCTCGACCGCATCAAGGCTTTGCGGGTACAGTCTACGTGCAACCGGCTGAGCATTACTGGCCGATGGTCGATGCAAGCGAGCGCGTGACCCATCACGCAGAGAACGATGCCAATCTGGTCGCCGCTATCGATGTTGCGATGACTTTCGGCTATACTCTCTGCTTGCAAACCCACAAGATGATCCACATGGAGTAATCATGCTCGCAAGTGCGATTCCGAAGAGTCATGTGGAATTAGTTCTGGTTATGGACTCGACCGAGGCTCAGTGGCTCAAGGCTATGATGCAAAATGGGCTTGAGAACGAGCCCCCGGCGGTCACTGAAGTTCGTCAAGCAATTTTTAACGCACTCGCGGGTGCAGGAGTTTAACATGAGCAAGAAAACTGCGGTCATCGTTTTTTCGGGCGGTCAGGATTCGACCACCATTCTCGGTAAGGCGATTGCGGAAGGCTACCGCGTATTCCCCATCGCCTTCACCTACGGGCAAAAGCACGCTATCGAACTCGAACAAGCGGCCAAGATCGTCGATCATTTCGGTCTGGCCGGACTCAAGATCGTCGACCTCTCGGCGCTGGGTGAAGTGACCACATCAGCTCTGATCGGCACCGATGGCGATGTCAACAAGCCGAGCGATGCGAACCCGAGCCTGCCCGCCAGCTTCGTGCCGAATCGCAACGCGGCGTTCCTGACGCTCGCCCATGCCTACGCTCAGCAAGTGGGCGCGGATGAACTGTGGACTGGCGTCTGCATGACCGACTATTCGGGCTACCCGGATTGCCGCGATTCGTTCATCAACGCGCTGGCCGCGACGCTGAACATCGGCTACGATACGTCGATCACCATCAAAACCCCGCTGATGTACATCGACAAGGCCGAGACGTTCCGCATGGCCGAACTGGCGGGATGCCTCGATGTGGTCATCGAAATGTCCCACACCTGCTACAATGGCGTGCGCTCGAACGGCGAGGTTCCGACCAATCCGAGCGAAGGCGGCGGGTTCTTCGACTGGGGCCACGGGTGCGGTGAATGCCCCGCATGCAAGCTCCGGGCCGGGGGCTGGCGCGAATATCTGCGGCGCTATCGCCCGGATCAATTCGAGGCCGAATACGCGGCCCCCGAGCGGGCAGCGCGCGAAGCGGCAGAGCAAGCCGAGCAGGAGGCTCAGCGCGCCGCTATGCCCCAGATGACGGGCGATGAGGAATCGCATGCAAACGAGGCAGCAATGGCTGCGGAAGCCGAGGCGCAAGCGGCCGAACTCGACAAGGGGCAAGCATAATGAGCGGCCGATTCGTATCCACCAAGCGGTTCGGGCACGAAGTCGGCCTCTCGTGTTGCTTCCGGCAACCGATGGCCACTCATTCGCATTGCTCCAAGTTGCACGGCTATGCGCTCGCCTTCACATTCAAGTTCTCGGCTGAACTTGACGATCGGAACTGGGTGATGGACTTTGGCGGTTTGAAGCCGCTGAAAGAAGCGCTCCAAACCTGGTTCGATCACACTATCGCAGTCGATCTGAACGATCCCCATATCGATGATCTCTGCAACCTTCAACACATCGGCGTTGCACAGGTTCGAGTTTTCGAGAAGGGGGTGGGCTGCGAACGCTTCGCGGAATTCGCGGAAGAACTGGCACATACCGAACTCAAAAAAGCTGGACTTCACCGGCGAGTTCGCGTATTATCTGTGGAATGCGCTGAGCATGGCGCGAACTCCGCAATCTTCTACCCGGATAACTGAAATGAACGATCAAGCTGAAATCTTCGATGCAAACGACAAACCGGTGGTCGACGTGGCCCCCGCCAACATGGGCTTTCCGGCCCTACTCGATGGCGGCATGAAAGCTAAACTCGTCATCGATCCGGCCGGAGAAAGCAAGGCCAAATGGGAGCGCATGGAAGACATCGTCCGCGCGTTTCTGACCGAGATTGTCGGCGAAGACATCGACCGCGAAGGCTTGCGCGAAACGCCGAAGCGAGTCGTCAAGGCGTGGTTGTCGTCATGGGCGGCGGGCTATATGCACGACCCGGCCGAAGTGCTCAAGGTGTTCGAGGATGGCGCGGAAGGCTCCGACGACTGGATTATCGTTCGCGATATCCCGATCTATTCGCACTGCGAACACCATATGGCGGCGATCATGGGAACGGCCCATATCGGCTATATCCCGAGCGGCAAAGTCGTCGGTATTTCGAAGCTCAAGCGGCTGGCAGACATTTTCGCCAAGCGCCTGCAAGTTCAAGAGCGCCTGACGAACCAGATCGCGGATGCGCTGGCCCAACACGTTCAGCCGCGCGCGGTTTACGTCACGATCAATGCTCGCCACATGTGCATGGAGTCACGCGGCGTGAATACGCCGGGTAGTTCGACAGTGACGAGTGCAGCCCGATTCCCGACCGGAACGAGCGACAAGGAAGTCCAGCGCCAACTGGATCGCTTCTACCAAAAGTTGTCCGGCTTCTGATCGGAGGGGCTATGAAAGAACATGTTATCATAGCCCCAAACTATCGACTTGGCGAATACGCGGCGCGCTTCATTCTTGAAGTTTCGCCGCGTTCTTGCATTTTCGTCTCGCTCGATAGTCGCGGGGATTGCGAGAGGCTGAACGGCCTGAGCGACGACCTTTTGAACTTTCACTATTTCTACGCTCCGCGCATGGACTGGACACAGGAAATGCGGAAGAACTATGAAATAATGAACCATATCCTTGCCCCGAGAAATATCGAACTGACAATTCACAGATTGCCATGAACCTGTTTATCGCTGGCCTTTATACGGCCAATTTCGTGCCGGGGCAACCCGGCCATGACGAGAAGCTGAATGAACGTGAAAAGACTGCCCTTGCGCAAGTTGCGCACAAGCTCGAATCGTACCACTACATTCACAAGCAGGCTACCGTTGATCGCATCCGGGCGGCAGGCGAAAAGGTCTTTCTGGACTCCGGGGCGTTCTCTGCCTTCTCGCTGGGCGTCGCGGTTGATATCGTTGCCTACTGCGATTATATCAAACGCAACATCGACATCATCCGCTTTGAGGACTCCGCGTGCATGGCCTCAGTGCTCGACGGGATCGGTGACGCGCAAAAGACATACGAAAACCAGCTCTACATGGAATCTCTCGGCGTTCGACCCCTTCCATGCTTCCACTACGGGGAGGATTGGCGGTACCTTGAGCATTACATCAAGAACTACGAATACATCACGATCGGCGGGATGGTGCCTATATCGACGCCCCAGCTTTTCTACTGGCTTGATGAGCTTTGGGGCAAGTACCTTTGCGATGGATCGGGGCGCGCTAAAATCAAGGTGCACGGTTTTGGGCTTACCAGCGTTCCACTCATGGAGCGGTACCCATGGTTCAGCGTTGACTCGTCTAGCTGGGTGCAGATTGGTGCACACGGTAATATCATCATGGACGGTAAAACTCTCGCATTCTCGTCAAAGTCTCCGAACGCCAGAGTCGCAGGGCAACATGTGGATACGCTCCCGGCGATCCAAAAGGATGCGATCGACGCGAGGCTCGTATCTCAGGGGTTCGATCCTACTAGGATGAGGGAAAATACCTACAGCAGATGGGCGTATAACGCATGGCAATATGCTATGATGGGGTTAGACATCGATCGACGCGGTGTCACTTTCATTAACGAACAACAAGGACTTTTCGTATGAATCCGCACCTGAAAGGGCACAAGAGCTTCGCGGAAATGGTTGCTGGCCACATTATGCATTGGGAGTCGGCGCTCCATATCCAGATGACCCACACGACCGATCGATTCAATCGGGCTTTCATCCAGCATGAACTCAACGCACTTGCGGACATCAAAGCCGCTTGTGGGCTGGAAATGGAAGCCGCGCCGACTGGCGGTATCACGATCCATCGATCGGGAAAGGTCGAAGTGATCGTACCGCCCCGTGCGGTGTTCGGCATCGATCCGCCGGGGCCGAGCAATGTAGGCATGGGCGAAGTGGCCCCGGCCTGCCCGAAAGAACCGGAGGTTAAGCTGTTCGGTGCGGAGTTGCTCAATATTGCTGGCACCGATATGCCGTTTCATTGGGTTTTGACGGCCGACCGCATGGAAGGTCACCCGCGCCTCGGTTTCGGGCCGGATGTGCGAACCAGTGAAGTCAAAGAAGTCTGGGACTTCGACGGCGCGATCTTCGCTCGAACCAAGAGCGGAACGTTGTACAAGATCATGGACTGGGCTGCTGATTGGATTGGAAGCCTCCGCTTCCAATGCGCCGCACAAAACTTCCCCTGCCTTCAAGGACTGAAACCGTGATGGATTCCATCGAAAAGCTCTACCAAGCGTACCTGGCCCGCATTGCGAGCTATGGCGAAGGTTATACTCCACTCGATTTTGACGACTGGCGGGAGGCTCAAGACCCGGCAGTTATCGAACTCGGCGAACCGGATGGTTATTTGAATGCTTGACGCCCTGAAGTTTGTCAAGGGCGCGGTGGCGCGTAAGGATGCGGTTGCCGTCCTTACGCACTTTCGCATCCAGAACCGCTATATCATGGGGTATAACGGGCTGATCGCGCTTGGCCATCCGCTCGAACTGGAACTCGACTGTCAGCCCAAGGCGGCCCCGTTCCTCAAAGCCATCGAGGCTTGCGAGAAACGCGAAGAACAGGTCAAGATGGCGCTGACTGCTACCGGCCGCTTGTCGATCAAGTGCGGGAACTTCCGCGCGAACGTCGAATGCTCGCCGGATGCCTTCCCCGATATGGGCGCGGAAGGGGCTGAATTGCCCGTGAGCGGCCCGCTCTTGCCCGCCATCAAGGCGCTGGCCCCAATGATCGCAGAGGATGCAAGCAAGCCTTGGGCGCGCGGTATCCTGTTCCGCGAAGGCTCGGCATTCGCAACGAACAATGTGGTCATTGGCCAATATTGGCATGGCGTCAATTTCGGCTTCGACCTGAACATCCCCGAGGAGTGTGTCCGTGAACTTCTTCGAATCAAGCAAGAACCGGTCGCTATACGCGCGACTGCTACTTCCGTCACTTTCCGATACAGCAATGGCGCGTTCATCCGATCCCAATTGCTTTCTACCGCTTGGCCCGATGTCTCGCGAGTGCTCGACCGCCCCTGCAACCCAGCACCTGTCGATCCCGCGCTATTCCGAGCACTGGACGACCTTCGTGCGTATGTCGATGGGTCTCGAAAAGTCTACATGGATTCCGGTCGAGTATTCACCCATCGAGCCGACGACGTTGGTGCTTCTGTTGAACTCCCGTTCATTCAATACCCCGGAATTTACAATATCGACCAAATTGCATGCCTCGATGGACTCGTCGCGGCAGTCGATTGGTCGTTATATCCCGCTCCGGCCCTGTTCTTTGGCCCTGCACTCGACGCCGGGTACCCGCTTTTCCGAGGCGCTGTGGTCGGTATGCGCCCCGATTGAGACTGGTCGAGTCTGGGATTTGGTATGGCTTAACGAATGCGCTACGATCGAGCAAAGGTATCTCGAAGAACTTAAAATGCACGACCCGCGCGCAATGCACGCTTGGTTATTTGGAGAATTTAAACATGACGAAAATTCTGAACTGGTTCGCAGCGACGCGATTCCGGATGAGCCTGAGCCACATTCCGGAAGGGCTGCTGATTCAGACGGTAACGATCGGTTTAATTCTGTCGATTATCTGGGTTGTAAATGGCCGATTGTATCCCGGTAATGTGACCGGGGCGGCTTGGGTCGGGTCGATCAACGTTTGCGTTTGGTATTGGTCGCGGAAGAAGCTGGAAACCGAAATCGACGCGCAGCAACCCGGCCAATCGCACGCCTACCTCTGGTCGGTTGGCTGGTTTCCGTTCCAATGGACATGGGCGCGGGTACTCGATTGGTCGATTCCGACCACAACCAGCCTCATGTTACCTCTGGTGTGCAAATCGCTGGGGCTGTAAAATAGCAAGGCCCGGACATGCAGCGCCGGGCACCTTCCGCCTCTTTAGGCGTTCGCTGCATTAGGTGACCACATGAGATTTGATTCAGACGGCCTCTTTTGGCAGGAACTTCCTGTCGTCAAAGTCAGCAAAGCAGCCGAGAAACGGCTCGCGATCCCCCCTGATCCGGTTTGGCTAAAGCCGGACTATCTCCCGAACCTAGAAGAAGCAATCGCCTTCCGCCCGACCATGTTCGCCTCAATGGAGGAAATCATAGAAGCTCAGGCGGCTGGCGAGCGACTTGTGTACGATATTGAATCATACCCGAACTTCTGGTGCATTGGCTTCAGAAGCATTCAGTCAGGAAAGCACCTTTATTTCGAGTGCGATGATGCAAACCATGTCGAAGCCTTCGCGCTTATGAAATGGGTTTTCGAGAACTTCACTGTCGTCTCATTCAATGGTATTGGCTATGACCAGTGGATTGCGGCGATTGCTTGCATGCAATACCGATCCCCGGCAATGTACGGGGCCACGGTCAAGATCATTGAACAGAAGGCGCGCGGGTATGATGTCATTAAGGAATACCGTTCGCCTCGCCTTGAAATGGATCACATCGACCTGATCGAACTGACCCCGCTGCATCCCAGCTTGAAGAAGTTGGCCGCTCGGTTCGGATCGCCAATGATGATGGACTTGCCGGTGCCTCCGGGCACAATCTGCACACCGGAGCAGAAGGCCATCATCCGCTGGTACATGTTCAATGACTTGCGCAATACGCAACTCGTCTACGAGAAGCATTTCGAGAACATCAAACTCCGAGAACGCTTTGGTGCTCAGTACGGAATCGACCTGCGCAGCAAAAGCGACGCGCAGATGGCCGAGGCGATCTTTCGTGCGAAAGTGCAGGAGTTCACCGGGCGCTACCCCCAGAAGCAGAAGGTGCGCCCCGGCCATCGATTCAAGTTCCGCATGCCGAAATGGGTGCAGTTCAAGACCGAAACTTTGCAATGGGTGAAGCGGCAGGTCGAGAACGCCGAGTTCGAGATCGATGAAAACGGCTATGTCAAGATGCCACCTGAATTGGCGGAAATGGTCATCGATATTCGCGGCAAGAAGTACAAAATGGGTATCGGTGGCCTGCACTCGCAAGAGGTCTCGACCTACCATGTGGCTATGGATGGTTGGAAGCTGCGAGATCACGACGTTGCATCTTACTATCCAAAACTGATCCTGATGACCGGTATGGTTCCTCCGGGGATCGGTGAAGTGTTCACTCCGATCTACATTGGTATTGTGGACGAGCGGATCGAGGCAAAGGGCAACGCGAGCAAAGAGAAGAAGGCAAACGGGGAGAGTCCGCTATACATCGAATTTCAAGTTACTGCCGACGGCTTAAAGATTGTCGTGAACGGCTCGTTCGGCAAGACGATGGACAAGCACTCGGTGCTCTATTTCCCGGAACTGGGGATTCAGACTACTGTATCGGGCCAGCTTGCGTTGTTGATGGCCATTGAGGCGGTTGAGCTTGCGAATATGAGCGTTGTGAACGCGAACACTGATGGTATCGTCATCAAATTTCATGAGTCGCAAGAAGACCATCTAAAAGCAGTCATGAAGGAATGGGAAAATGCAACGACGCTCGAAATGGAAACGACAGACTACATCGGCCTCTTTAGCCGTGACGTTAACTCATACATTGCAGTCAAACAAGATGCTGATACAGGCAAGATATCGGCAAAACGCAAGGGCGCTTTTGGCGAATCGTCGATTAAAACCGACCCGAGTAACGAGATTTGCTCGGACGCCGTTTCGGACTTTCTCTGCAAGGGGACGCCACTTGAGCAAACAATACGCGCGTGCACTGATATCAAGAAATTCGTGGACGTCAAGAATGCGACCGGGGGCTGTTGCAAAGTTTGGGACGAATCTCGCACGGAGTACATTGGCCGTGTGGCTCGATGGTACCGTTCCACAACCGTCGAAGGGATCATCGTCAAGAACAAGAACGGGCATGCAGTTCCGGGGACTGAGAACGGTCGCCCTGTGATGCGCTTGCCGGAGACGTTCCCGGAAGACATCGATTATGAGTATTACATTTCAACCGCTACGGAAATGCTGGCTGGAACCGGCTACCCCGTACATTAACTGGAGTTATCCACATGAATGAAAAAGACTTCCCCGCATTTCAAGACATGGTTCGCGATCTGTTCAAGGTCGGCAAGGAACTCGGCAACTTCGCCGGGAATGCCATGCACGCAACCGTCGGCATGGCTGGCGAGGCTTGCGAACTCGCGCTCGCGATGAGCCGGAATCACCAATTGGAGGAACTCGGAGACTTCGACTTCTACATGGTCGCGTTCCAGAACGAGTTCCCCGGCCACGATCTATTCTCTCCGGTCGAGAACTCGACGCCGATGCCGGTGCAGGCTGCTATCAACTCCCTGATGGTCGGGTGCCTGCTGCTGCAAGACTGCATCAAGAAAGCATGGGTCTACAACCAAGACTACAACATGGAGAAGATCAAGGATGCTTGCACGGTCATTGCGACGTGCCGTCGGCAGATTCACGCACTGCTGGGCTTCGACGCGTCGCTGATCCGGCACATGAATCAGATGAAGCTGATTGGCCCGGGTGGCCGCTTCGCAAGCGGCAAATACTCCGATGAGCAGGCGCGCACGCGGGCCGATAAGGCCGGGGTGGCCGATGATAGCCCCGGAGGCGAAGCAGCAGCCTAAGCGCATCTCACGAGCTAAAGAAAAAGCCCCTTTGCGGGGCTTTTTCATAAGCCGTTCAAATCAACGATTAGAAAGTTCCGGGGCTGGGTATTCCCACCTGGCAATTGACTTGTGGGTACTGTGGTTCCGCTAGGGAAGCTAACCGGAAAGTAGGATATCGCAGTCCAATATGTCTTAACTCCTTGAACCGTTCGGTTACCTTGTCCTCCGGGCGCTGCCGCTCCGCTATATCGCGGATTGTCCCAAACCGCGCCCCATTTGCCGTTCGGAACAGTGACCCCTTGCCCCGGATCAGTGGTGCTCCCGATTTGCTGCGGAACGAAGTTTACCGGGCGGAATTGTTTGCGATCACCTGCAAAATTCAACCGTCCGTCCGGCCCGTATACATTCAGCGACCAATTTGCCCGAGCGCCGCCAGCAGGGATACGATCGAACAGATAAACGTAAAAGTTCACATTAGGATCGCGCGAAATGAAATAGCACGACCAAGTGTTGCTACCGGTTTGCTGAATGCGATACATTGCAGCCCAGGTATCCGGGGAATGGATGACCGGGATCGGCATTTCGCCGGCGATATCGATTGGTGAAAATGCATTGGTGCTAGATGGGCGCGACAGGGTATAGACGTTAACTAGAAACAACTGAGGGTTGTTTTCATCAACCTGCCAGTACCCGGAATCGCCAGTTAGACGGAACCCGAAAGTCATCAGTAAATCCCATAGAAGATATACACAGTGGCAGGCGATACCCCACCTGATAAATTGTATTTCCAGTTCAGAGTAGTTCCACTCATCCAAACTTCTGGGAGCATACCCCCATTATCCGTATTGAATGCCTGCACATGGAACCATGGCCTTCCGACGCCAAATTGTCCATTTTGCAATGAACCATCGCCGCCTACCGCCGTAACTCCGAGGATGCGGCCGAGGTTGGGGGTTGCGTTCAATAGCAACCCGCCACCCCCATCATAAAGTCTAAGCCCGAATGCCATTATGAAAGTTGTCCCATTTCGACGCGAAGCGTACCGTTCTCATCAAAGATCAGAATCCGGTTATTCTGGATGATAAGGCGTCCATTGCCACCACCCACGCCGTTGATTTCCATGGTACCGTTCTTGTCCCAAACCCAAGCAGGTCGACCTTGAGCGTTGACCACATTGGATTGGATAACCCCGGCGATCTTCGCATTCGTGATCGTGCCATCCTGAATGAACGCCGAGTTCATGTAGACCACGCCGCCCTGCACGACAAATGGAGTGCTGACCGTCGCGCCCGCATTCGTGCTATTCATGATCGCGAATCGATCTGCACTGATCAAAACTTGAGACTGCAAGCCACCGGGCCCGTTCTCGATACCGACACCGATCCCGGCCAGATAGTATTTTCCATCCACGGTCGCTTGCACCTTCACCGCCCACATGGCGCTCAGCTTGCCATCGGTCGTTGCTTGGGCTTGGCTCACCGTCTGGATCGCCGCCTCGTTATTGCCGACGCGAACATTGGTCGTATCGATCCGAGTCGAGAGCGCACCGTCAGCATTCGCACGAGTCGTTGCCTCGTTAGTGATCGCGCTGGCGTTATTGCCAATCTGCGTCGCTTGCTGTGTGGTGATCTGGGTCAAGGCAGTATCGCCATCAATGCGAGCCTGCTTTTCCTCGTTGATCGCGGCATAGACCGGGCCGAAGTCACTAGCAGCCTCGATCTGTTGCCAGAGTTCTTGCGACAATTGCGTCTTGGTGATTTCCCCATTGAGCGCGTCAAGAATCTGTTTTGCATCGCTGGACGATTGACCGACAATCGGATTGCCGTTATTGAACCACGGGCCGATTCGCCCAGCCTTATCGATCACTCGAATCCAGTAATAGTGCGTCTCACCCGGCCCCATGTTCCCATGGAGATAGTTGTTGGCAGTCGGGGCAAACGTGGCCAGCAGAGTCGCATTGCCAAGCGTCGTGTTCAAACCATGCCAAATTTCGACCGTTTGCGAAATAGGCTTGGAGAGCGGATCGACCGCCCACATCAAGTTCACGCCAAACAGCGCCGTGGCAGTCGTGAAGGATGCGATGGTCGGGGCCGGGAGCGCCGTGGCCTTCACATCGAAGAAGTCGCCGCGCCATGCACCTTTCACCGTCCCTACTCCGCGAACTCGGAGATACCAGCGCCCAGCCGCCAAGTTCACAGTCACCCATGGATCGCGAGTCGCCGGATAGCGGGTGAAGGTGCCGTTGACTGAGCCATCAGAACCAACGGTCGCATCGTTTGAGGCTTCGAACTCATAATAGTCTGCCCCATTCGCCGGGGTAGCAACAATCTGCTGTTGACCGACCACGAACGTATAGGTGAGGCTGATTCTGTCCACATTGGGTGCTTGCGGAGGCGTCGGCAGGTTGCTTTGCGGAACCTCCGGCGGAATCGTCCCACCGGTCTCAGCCGCGTAAATCTGCGGCGAATAGTTAGTCGCTTCGAAGGCCACAATGCCATCAGTGCTCGGGCTGGCAGAAGTCGCCATGACGAGCATGCCTCGGCGCTCAACCGGGCCGAACTGATAGATCGTGAACTCGCGTTTCACCCCATCGCTGATCTTGATGTTAGTCAAGTCACCTTGGACAAGGCACTGGTTCGCAAAGCCCTGTTCGTAAGGAATGCAGGCATACGGGCCATCGGCCGAGCCATCATCGCGGCGGAAGGTGATGGCATGCGGGGTGCCAGCAGCGAAAGGAAGCGCCTCAGAGGCCGTGAGAATGCGCGTAGCCTTGTCGAGAGCCGTCACCTTGCCCGAATAGCCCCAAGCCGGGACATCATGGCTCACTTGGATCAGATCGCCGTATTTCGGGATCAAGCCGTCAAGCTCCGTCGACCAATTGATCAGTCGGCGCTGATAGCGGTTTCGAGCGGCCATGGTGATACCTTCACGCCACGCTTGGTCGTGATTGGTGATCCCCATCATTTCGACTTTCGCAGCCTTTGTTTTGATCGAGTCCGGCAGAGCGCAATCGACGACAGTGGTCTGCCACGTCTTAGCATCCACATATTCGATCTGCACATAGTCCGGGGTATCGACTTCTGCGAACTGGTACGTGGCAGAGAATGAGTTCTTGACCATATTCTGCGGGCTGAACATGGCGGTCGGGATCGATTTCGGTTCATCGCGGATGAAGTCGATCAGCCCAGCGTAATACATGGGCACAGCACGACCCACCCGGACGATGCTCGTGAGAGCATCCCAGAACTGGCCGGTCGTATCGAACACGCCATTGAACTCATCGCCGCGAGCATCCCAGACGCCAGCCAACCGCACAAGCTCTTGCAAGTTGTATCGGGAGTCCGGGAGATTGCGCCCATAGACCGGGTTCGTGATGGCATCTGCTGCCGCCCATGCCGGATTCGATGTGGCTACAGGTTGACTCCATCCGTTCACGGCATCCCATTTGCGAAGGCGGCGCTGACCGATGCAGGTCAATTGGCGGCTCGTTTGCTGGTTGAGAACGTTCGACGCCTTCATCACAGTCGCAATCATCGTGACTTCGCCATATTCAGTTGGCTCATCCAAATAAATGCGGGCGTTCTCCCAGATGAGACGGCCAAGGCTGCGTCCATCGAGGTTCGGTGCATCTGCGCGGTTTGCACGCACTGCATAGCGACCCGGCACGACATCGGCTCGATAGGTGAAGCGGGCAGGGTTACGGCTGGCTCCGGTTGCGGTGCCATTCCAGAATACCTGCCACGGGCCGATCGGCACGCCTTGATCGTTCACAAGCGCGTATTCGACAGTCCAGCGCAACGTCTGTGCCTGCGTGTTGCCATTGTCATCAATACGACCCACCCCCGACGGGGAACTGATGTCGATCGCAAGGGAGTTTGCCTTGGTCCCCGGAGCACCGATAACGAACGGGCCAATCGGCGCATATCCGCTTTCGTTCGGGGCCTTCAATTCCTGACCAGCAACATCGACCGATGTAGCCACATTGGTAGGAAACAGATCGGGGCGTTGTCCCGGCTGGTAGACCTTTACGGTCACATCCGGATAGTTCGCAATCGGCGTTTCACCGATGAAAATGTTGGCGATATCGATGTCCGCTGCACCCTGCGTCACGCAATACAGCTGATACAGGTATTGATCGGCTCCGCGCACTTCAGTGTACGGTTGAGCAGCGAAGTCCGGCTGAACCTTGAATCGACCGTACAGCACCGGGATGGCTTCCATCAGACGAGCCATATTCCCCTGAGCGCTCAAGGAGTAGTTCGGGCTGGTCTGTTCGCTGGTGAGGCTGCGCATCCCCGGCTTTGGTGGCGGGAACATCATGTTCAGCATCATCGTTCCGCCGAGCATGATCGCGGCCGAAGCTGCGGCAAACTGCCACGTGCCCATCGTGAGGCCGATGCCTTGCATACCGGGGATGAAGATCGATGCGGCGACCAGTGCTACCATGAGGACGATTTGCAGCGGGTTGGAGCCCCCGCCACCGCGCGGCAGGCGAGAGACGGTGAGGATGTCGGCATCGCGCACGACTCGGCCCCACTGCTTTTCGAGAATGGGTTGACCATTCAGAACGACGACAAAAGCCCCTTGGCGCTTGCCGTCGCGAATGTATTCGTGCTGCTTGAGGATGGTGCGGATGCGCCGCCCCGGAACAAGGGCGGACGCTTGGCGGTCAATCTGCGGGCGAAACGGATTGTCCAGCTTGATGAGGGTGGCGTGCATCGGCGATCCGGTAGTAGGTCCGACGCGCATAGCCAAGGCGGCTGAGGTTGCGGTCGGGGGTCCATATGACCCCGCTCGGTTCCATGCAGTGCAGGACGCCGCCGCCTTCGAAGTCGAGCCAGATACCCACATGGGGGCTGCTTCCGCCACGGAGCAGGCAGACATCGCCATGACCCGGGTGCTCGATCTGCATCCACTCGCCCATACGGGCCTTTTCCTCGTAGATGCTTCGACATGCGGCCTCGTCGCCAATGGGCGCGCGGGGCAACTCTTTGCCGAAATATATCAACAATACATGTCGGAGGAAACCCCAGCAATTGTAGCCTTCCGGCCCCTCCCCGCCTTCGACATAGGGAAGTCCGAGCAGTGGGAGAAGATCAGTCTGAGTCATCGCCAGAGCCCCTTGAACTCGGCCGGGAGATACCGGCGATTCGGGAACGGCCAGTTATAGACATCGTTCATGGTACATGTGCCCTTTGCCGTGAAGACATCCACAATCACCTTGCTCAGTGTGAAATGGAACGGGGGCGACATTTGCGGGCCACTGGTATCGCTCGCCAGATATGGGCGATAGGTCACCGCGATGGGATCAGTCTGGTCAATGGCTTCTTCCAGATGCTTGGTAATCTCGCGAGAGACGTTGTCGATCTGCAAGTCCATCGACGGGACTTCCCCTTGTGCAAACTTGGGGATATTGAACTCGAATGGGCAGGCAACGAAACGCACCTGCTGCCCGGCATTCACCGGGGCATCCGTTTCCAGAGTCAGGTTCCAATCCTCGAATGCGCGCACGATTCGGACGGCGGTCGGATTGCCATCGTCATCGCGGAAGGCGGAATGGCGCAGTTCGAGAGTGTCGAGCGGAATCTCCGTGATATCCGCGCTCGCGTATGCCTCTTTGATCGCTTGTTTGTAGGACATATGTGGATAGAAATAAGAAGGGGGCCGAAGCCCCCATGATACAGCATTACGCGATACGCACGCACGTCACATCAACCGTTCCATCGGCAGACCCAGCATCCCCAGCAAGGTACCAGGAAACTTGGGAAAGGATCGATGCGCTGCTGCGAACCACCACGGTGTTGGTCAAAGTCGTCCAGTTCCCATCCTTTGGGCGGGTCGCTGCGCCGTATCCATCTTGTCCGACATATCCCGGAGGTTGCCAAGCATGACTAATCAAACTAACAGCGCCGCCGCCATTCTTTAAAATCGACCGAAGCGTGCAAAGCCAAACCCCGGCCGGGATAGTCACGCCGAGCACTACGGTGCCGCTCGATCCGCCAATCGGCACTCCGGTAGGGATGCTGTTAAACGTCAACACTTCGCCAATAGATCCTGTCGGGATCGCGACCCCATCAGTCCGACCGCGAATCTGAACGTTACCGCTCGCTCGATAAATGCGGAATGGAACGTCGATAAACGCTCCGGCATCATTGTATCGCGAAAGGAACCAATCGGTTCCATTGTTGTTCCCACTTTCGTTCGCAGCGTCGCAGCCAATTTCCCAGCGCTGCAAACCGGCTGCATTGAACTTAATCGACTTGTACTGGCCTTTGGCTGAATCGAGCGTCAAGTTTGCTGCTGCTGCACCATCAGGGTTACCTCTGACCACAAGGTTGCGGTTGAATCCAGCTTGCCCGGACGCGCGGTTGATCGTGAAAGTCGTATCGAGCCCTGTGCCATCGTCAGCCCAGCGGCTGATGTAGAAGTTGGAGCCGTTGTTCCCCCCACCTTCAACTTCACCGCTCACGCCCCATTGCCAACGAGGTTTGCCCGATGTGTTGATCGTAAATGCGCGATATCGGTTTGCGCTCGTATCGATGGTGAAATATCGATCGACTGCGCCGCCCATCATCGCACAGTTGCCCCAGACTTGAAGGCCGCCGTTGCCGATATCGACCCGGCCATTTGAGCGACGAACAACAATCGGAGACTCGACATAGTTACCAGCATCGTCGCTCCGATTGATGTAGAGGTCGCCTGCGTTGTTATCGCCTGATACTGCGACAGCCCACCGATTCGGCCCGGAATTGTTATTTCCGAACTGAATCCGCTTTTCCTGATTCGCATCCGCAACGATGTTGATTAGCGAGGTCGCCCCGGCTGCATTGATTGTAACCCAACCATTGACCTGCCCACCATTCCGGTTCAGGTAGTCGCCCGGGTTGAAGTTGCCTGCATCCCATGCAAGGTTCCCAGCGAAATACGGGCGGAGGCCGTACTCAAGGCGGCTGATAGTCAGACCGGATCGAGTGACGCGCATCCAAACGTTTTCAGCGCTCCATGCATCGTTGACCGTTCGGAACACAAGATCATTGCCGCTGATCTGCATGTTCCAGTAGCGGTTGTCGGCGGCGCGCGAGCCTGCCGACATCAGGATGCCCGCGTTCGCGCCACCGACCCCGCCTTCGACGCCGATGGACGTATAGGTTCCGGGCGCATTCTGCACATAGCCGCCAGTGACAGCCATAGCCCCGGCAGAGCGCAGCGTGTTGCCGCGATCCATGCGGACAAGCTGGCTCTCATCGAGGTTCCCGTTGTCCCAAGGCGTGCGATCCGTTCCGCTCACGCGCCAAGTAGGACGAACGCCCATCCAGATAGCAGTGCAAGTCATACCCGATCGGGTATTAGAAAGCCAGTCTGCCGAGGCATTCCATGCGTCGTTGATATACTGGAACGTAACGGTAGTCCCGTCATAGCGCGTGCGCCAATGCTTCGAATCCGTTGCCCCTGCCGAAATAGTATCGATCTTGGCAGTCGAGTTCGAATTATCGAGCCCAATGGATACGCCAGTGGTTCCAGAATCATTCAGAATGCCACCGCTGAACTTAAAGCCATTGGTAAGCCGCTGAACGGAATCGTTCCCGACTTTGGTCTGATTGAGGGAATAGAAGTTATTGTCAACTTCCGCGTTGGTGAGCTTGGAGCCTTTGCCAGCGCCCCAAGCCCCGGCACCCCGGTAGGTAATCGTCGCCATAGTTTATTGCACCGTGATGTTCCAGGTGATCGCGACCGTATCGCCCGCGCCCTTGGGGATGGACGTGAAAATCACCCGCGAGAGCATCGGCGTCGAACCGAAGAACAAGCCCGCTTCTTGCAAGTTGCCGGTGCCGACGCCGGGGCCGAAAGTGCGTTTGACGCTGACCATGCCAGCGGACGGAGCCGTAGGGAACCCGGAATCGAACCCGCCTTGAGAACCGGCAACTGCGGCGACGAGCGCGGTCTGGCCGACCACCGGAGTCGTGTTATTCGTGCCAACCGCCATTTGCGAGCACACGCCCGCGCGGTTGCCGAAGATCAATCCAGCGACCTGGTCTTTGCCTACGCTGACCACAAGGTTATCCTTGCGCAGCACGACTTCGCCGTTCTTCTCGATCACGACGGAGCCTTTGAGTTTCATTTGATCGTTCATGTTTCACCTTAGAAAATAGCAATGTCGGTACCGACGTAATCGAACTCCGCATAGTCATCCGCATAATCATCGATCTGGTAACTTCCGCTTTCCGACATCGAAGTCGAGTCTGCGATGCTACCTGCCGCATTGGCGTAATCGATGGCCAGCTGTTCAGCAATCGAAATCCCCTCAGCAATACCGAGGTTTTCGTTTAGCAACAAGTCGATAGCCTCACTCAGCAGCATTGTATCAGCTACAGTGATCGAAATCGACATGGCCAGCTGTTCCCCAAGGCTAAGGGAATCAGTGAACGCAGCCGGGGCGATGTTGAATGAGAAGTTTTCGACCAGCGTGATATTCTCGTTGATCGTAATCTGATTCTTGCCCGTATACTCGAGTTCCGAAAGCTGCGGAAGGTCTCGAATCTCCACCCTGCCTTGCATCCAGAAGCACGCACCTTCTTTCGTGAAGGTCGGAGCTTCCGTAAAAGTCATTCGAACTGCTTGCGTGCCTTTTCCATTCGCAAACCAGCCCTTGAATGGAGCCAGCCCGCCAAGCAGCGCATTGTGCACAAAGTCTTGCGCAATCACGTATTGATCGGCAGTCAAGAACCATTTCATCGAAACTGCACCGATCTGTTCCCATTGCCGCGCGCGCTCTTGCGGATAGCCGCCTGTGATCTGGCCGCGCGTGATTGCATTGGGTTGATCGATCGTATACCCCGCCTTCTCCGGGAGCGGCAGGGCGAGGGGCCAGCTAGGCAAGCCCCCGGCCAGCGAGCCGCTAGGCGCAGCAATCACGCGCTCGAATTGAGCGGATGCAACCCATTGGCCGCCGTCAAAGCTGATCGTAGGATATGTGGTCAGTCGCACCTTTACCGGGTCTTGCCCCGGAGCAAACGCGAGCATGAATTCAATGGGGCCGTTACCGCACTCATACTTCAGAAAGCCTTCGAAGATGCCGAGCGTTTTCCAGTCCAGTCGCCACATGAGTGAATTGGACAGGGATTGGCTCGCCCACTGGCGGCGCGTCCGGGAATGTCCGTCATCCATCTGGACTTTCTTGAACGGCGTCGCGTAGCTCTGAGCAAAGTTATCCCGCACCGGGTACGGGAGTCGATCGAGCGGAAATACCGGAGTCGCCATGGTTTATCCTTGTTGCATACCCGGCTTGGCCGAGGTTCCAGTCTTGCGCGTGAATGCTTGAAGCAACGGGCCGCGTCCGCTACTGACACGACCTGCCAGTTCGCTTTCGATGGCGTCCACCATCACCATCAGATTCGGGTTCCCGTTGTCGTCTTGGCCTTGCTGGACGCTGACGGATGCCTTGTCTCCGACATTATTGTTGATCTGAACGCTCATGTTCACCCCACCGCCGCCAGTCGCTACCGGGAACGGAACCGGGGTAGCCGGGAGCTTACCAGTCTTGTTCAATTGCTCAAGCGCCGCCCGGTTACCTCGCGTTGCCTCGGAATCGACCACGAATTCCTCAGCATGCACATAACCCTTGACTTGGTACTTGCTTCCCGAACCAGTGTATCCGCCTTCATCGAAAGGCTGCATGGAACCACTCAACCCCATAAGCGGAGCACCGCCAACTGTGCTAGGGGTGAAATTCGACCCCAGATTGAACGCCCCGGAAAAACTGGTCGGAGTCAAGAAGCTGAACAAACCTTGAAGTGCCTGAGACATCAAAATCTTGACTTCCATCCGAGCCAGATCGACCATGATCGACTGAACAAGATTCGTGAAGTCCAGCTTGCCGGTCGTTACGAACGTCGTCAACGCGTCCTCCATCCCCTTGAATGCACCCGACCACATTTGCTTGGTCTGATCCGCCACATTCTTGCTGGCGTCAAGGTAGTCATTCAGAGCTTGGAGGGCGCCGCCGTGCCAATCGGAGTTCCATTTCTGGCGTTCTTCGAAGTTCGCGCGCTCTTGATCCATTTGCTTCGCTTCTTCGTCTGCGATCTTTTGCAGGCCGACGATGTATGCGGCGCTTTCAGTGCTCCCCGAGCGCTCTGCGTTCTGGCGAAGCTGAGTGCGCGAGCGATCAGCCGAATCCTGAACTGCTTTGAGCCGCGCATTCAGGTCTTTCGTACCCGAACCTTGGGTAAGCTGATCCATCTGATCGCGGAACTGGCGATTTCGCGTATTGCCAGCTTCTTCCAAAGCCACCAATGCCTTTTGAGCGGAGTCTGCCGTTTGCTTGTCGATGGCGCTGAGTTTCGCTTGTGTATCAGCGGCCAGCTTCACCTGTTCTTCTGCGAGACGGTTGGCCTCGTTCAGATACTTCTGCTTCGCGGCCGTTTGCTTCTTTCCGCTGGCCACATCAGCTTGGAGTTCCGCCACGGCTTGAAGGTCGGTCAATTCATCCGACCGGATTCGCTGCTGTTCGAGAATGAACTGTCGCTCGCTCAGCAGACCGCGGTTGCGCCGATCCTCGGACTCTTTCAAGTCCGTTTCCATGATGACCTTGCGCTGATCTGCGTAGCCCTGGTACTCAGTGATCTCGCGCGAGAGTTCGTTCTGATACGCACGGTCGCTCGCTTTCTTGCCCTTCTTGTTGAAGTTCTCGATTGCTTCGTTCTTTCGATCCGTAAAGGTGTTCAGAGCGCGAACATACTCGTCCGAGGACTTGTCGAGCCCCTTGGTCGCGACATCGAACTGGTTCTGGATTTCATCCAGTTCTTTCTTGAACCGCTCTTTCTTGGTCAAATGACCGATGCCTTTCCCAGTGCCATCGACATAGGCTTTCACCCGCGCATCCTGAGCGCGTTGCCGCATGATGTCTTGCATTGCGGCACTCGGATTTGCGGCATCCGGGTCAGTCTGAGGATTGCCAGCCGCCGCCTTGGCTAACTGGTCTTGCAAGCGGCCGATTTCATACTTGAGTTGACCGCTCTTGTAGAAGTCGTTCGGGCTGACGCCCTTCAATTGCTCTTGAAGGGTTTTCAGTTGCTGCTCCATGCCCTGCTGCGATTGGGCGCGATAGCCCAACAGCTGAGTCGGATTCAGAAAGCCCGCCGCGCCCGCGATGCCAGCGCCAAACTGGCCCCAGAAGCCAGCGCCTTCCCGCTTGGCCTTCTGCATGGCTTCGATTACGCCGTTGATACCATCGGTCAGAATATTCAACTGCCCTTGCGCCGCCTTGCCGAGCCCAGAGTCAGCCACGGTGCGTTTCAGGTCGAGCCATGCCGTCTCCAGCCGGTTCAAGCTGGCCTGCGCCGACGCGCTTGCATCTTCGACCGAGCCACCGAACTCCTTGCGGATTTGTTCAGCGAACTTGGGTAGAAAGTCCTCGGTCAGCAGCCGCCCGGACGAAACCAGATCGTTCAACTGCTGAGTTGTCATGTCCATCGAGCGAGCCGCGATCTCGAACGCACCCGGCAAATGGTTGCCAAGCTGGCGGCGCAGTTCTTCCATCGAGACGGTGCCTTTCGAAACCATCTGCTCAAGGGCCATAAACGTCATCGACACTTGCTGCGAGTTCAAGTGCATCACCGTCGCAGCCTCAGCCACCGCGGTGAAAATCTTCTGCGTCTCAGCGCCCTGCATGTTGGTGCCCTTGGTCGCAGCAGCGAACTTGACGAAGGAGTCACCGGTTGCGTTCAGATCGAGGCCGAGGCGCGAGACGGTATTTCGCACGAACTCCATGTTCGCAGCCGCCCCGTCAGTGCTCGTCGACACTTGCTGAATGCCGATATTGAACCGATCAAGGCCAGCTTGCCATTCGGTAATGGTCTTGGTGAACTCGTATGCTTGTTCAACCACCTTTCCGATACGCGTGCCAAGCCCTTCGAACGCATCCGCGATCGTATTGACGACCACCCCGCCGATGGCGATGTTGCGCAAGGCCGAACCAAAGCCGCCGCCAGAGTTGCCAGCCGCCTGCAATTGCTGCGAAGCGTTCCCGGCTGCACTAGCCACATTGTTGATGGATTGGGCTGCGCCGCTCGCCGCTTGGCCTGCCGCATTCAACCCGCCCGCTGCGCCTTGTGAGGCTTGATTCAGGCCCGCCGTGCTGGCTGCGGCAGCATCGGCCGCTTGCCCCAATCCGCGAATGCGCGCGGTCGCCTCACGGCTCCCATCCTCGCGGACTCGGATGTCAATGTTCTCATTGCTCATTGCGGCACCACCTTAACGTTGCGGATCAGGCGCGTTGCACGCATGATCGAAGTTTCTACGAAATTTGCCGGGGCTTGCTGCGACGATCCGGAGTTCAACTCCTTGATATATGGCGCATTGTTCGTGATATGGACAGTATCCCCTGCCTTATACTGGCCTACCGTTTGCTGCAAAACCTGCAACGCTTCGTCCATCCCCTCGGACGGGGATTCGGGTATATCAAGCACCGATTCGGGCATCTGGTTCAATTCCGTCTGCCAGTTCCGTCTAGCCTGCCCAGTCAGAATCGGGGTATCCGCGATGACATTGGAACCGATCGCCAAAGCGACATTCTTGACGAGATTGTCGACGTTGTCTTCGATTCCCTTCGCAATGACGTTGAAGCGATCGGTATAGCTCATGGCGTGATAATCTTAGGAGTCTGTTGACGTTCGAACTGCGCACGTTCCATGGCTCGGACGCAATAGAACAAAGTGCCGCGCTGATCGCCGGTAAAGCCACCTGCAACCGCGTATTGATCGATGGCGGTCCACGGGATCGGGCCTACTCCTGCCATTGTAGCAGGACGACATGTGGATAGCTCAAGAAAAGCTACAAAATACAGATCGAGGCCCGGAAGGAGTTCAGGGGCGTTCCGGATCATGTCAGGCACTGGCATACCTCGCATCAATGCCTGCTCAATGATCGTTTTCTCGTGCGGCCCCTGCTTCTCCATATACTCGTGAACCGCGATCAGTTTTTTGCGGCGACCTCGCGCAGAACTTCGAGGTAGTGCTTTTCGTTGTTCACGAATCGATAGATTTCGGAGTAGAGTTCCGGAAGATCGTTCAAGAGCATCTTAACGTTTTCTTCGTTGAACTCCAGCGGATTGCCTTGGCGGTCGCTGACGTTTTCCCACTCGGTCACGATGGTGCGCGCATAGAGGGTGGTCATAACCGTCTTGCTGTCATCCTCGTTCAATTGCTGACCGACCTTGAGGCTCATTGCGAACGGTTCGAGCAACTTGGCGCGCATGATGTGGTATCGCTCGTTCGAGCCGCCAGCACGAGCTACTCGGATGCGAATCTGACCCTTCGACGGGTCGGCTTCATCAACCGGGCCAAAGTTCAGCCAGATGCCTTTTTGCTCGGACTCTTTGTCCATCGCGTACTTCTTGTAGAGTGCGTTCATAATGTTCTCGTGGAGTAGGTATGAAAAAGGCCCGACTAGCGGGCCTCTCGATTATAGCCACATGGGGCTACAGGGATCACGGAGCGGGCTTGTTGGCGATGCTCGGGAGCTTGTCGAACCAGAACGTGCCCAGCGTGTAGCCGAACTGACCCTTTGCGGCGGTCGTATCCAGCGGGATCATGATCGCTTGGTTCTGAACGACTTGCAGTCGGCCATTCCCCAGCGTGAGCAGCGGGATGTCGAACACGATCCCTTTGCCCTTCTTCACGACGCTGAAATCGAGCGTAACATCGGCGTTGTTCTTGACCGCAGCGACCGATGCCACGTCGGCAAAGTATGCCGTGACCGAGCCGCCGACTTCGAAGTTGCCCGCCGTCGTGTCCATCGCACCCAGAACGCCGATCGCCTTGTTCGGGCTGATGTTGTTGTTGATGACGATGGACAGGTCGGTTGCAAAGGCGAACAGGGCTTTCGGCTTCGAGTTCGTCTTGTCGACCACCGCGAGGTTGATGCGCGTCACGTCGCTGGACGTGTTGAACATATCCTCGCTCACCAGCGCGGGGGCAATGGCACCGGCGTCTTTCGACTTGATGCCCTGCGAGCCGCTGCGGGTGTCCGCGTCCATCGCAACGAAAGCGAGGTCGGCCGTGACCTTGTTCGCTTGTTGCATCTGGATCGTGAGTTGGTTCGGGCACGCGCCGACCACGTACTCGGCTTGCTGGCCATTCGCGTCATTGCCGAGCGTGCGCTCGAGTTGGTACGTGCGACGCTTGATGAGGTTCGGATCGAACTCGTTCCGGATGATCGAGGCGCGGAAAATTTCGATGTCCGTCGCGGTGGCTTCCGGGGTGATCGTCGACCACTGAACCTTGTCGAGCACTGCCGAACCGGCCACGACCGACGCCACGCGGGCGAAGCCGTAGGTGTTGCCGAACTTCTTGGTGTCCGAACCGACGTAGAGCCATTCGCCCGGCAGGAAGTAGTTCGCCGTGATCGTGGTCGATTTCAGCGTCACCAGACCATTCGGATCGACGGTGGTCGTTGCACCCGTCAGAGTGACCGGGCCTGCCGACGCGGCGGTTCGCTCGTCTGCGAAGCAGAAGCCTTGCATCAGGCGACGCAGGTTCGTGGCGGTCACGTCCGTGTTCCAGCCACCGGTCGAATCCATATCGGTGACCGCACCCTTGAGGCGCTGGCGTTCAGCGTTGATCGGATCGCGTGCGAGCAGCGTGTACTGCGCACCGAAATCCGGATACGAGTTCGGCTCGGCCGGATACCAAGTCGGAGTCGCACCGAGTTGTTTCGGGCAATCTTCTTCTGCGAAACGAAGGCCCGAGACGTTCGAATCGATTTTATTTACGGCGCATACCATGGTTTACCTCACTTCGTCGTATTCGAACTCGACGATCATGTTGACTTGATACCAGCCCCGGTCGGAGCCGATTTCCTTAATACGCGCATTGCGGAACCAAATACCGTTCGCGCTCTGCTTGCCTTCGAAGGCGCGCATCGCAATTGTAGCTTGGTACGTGGCGTCTTCCAAGCCCTGCCCTGCACTCAGCATGCCGAAACATTGTACCGTAATCAGCCCATCGCGAGACCAGCGGCGAAGCATATCGGGGTCGGTGAGCGATGCCTGCTGCCCGTCAACATGCTTTATGAAAATAGCCACATAGGGGGCCGAGCCATCGGGCGGGCGGGCGCTTTCACGGCCTTCCCATGCGATATTCGGCTTGCCCCCTTTCACCTTGCTCCAATCGGCCACAGACCATTGATCGAAAAGCATGGTATTAATGTCGCTGCGAGCTTGCAGTGCGTCTTGAATCATTGGCTCACCTTGATCTTGAACAGCATGTTCACCGGGCCAGGTTTCAGCGGAACAACGTTCCACATTTTCCACTTTTCCGCACCGCGGAAAAGATCACCCTTGATGTTCGCTGCCTCGCGTTTGAGCGAACCAGAAATCAGCACCAGTTGATCGCCAATATGGATCAGCGTTCCATCTGCATGCTTCTCGGTGGCCTTTACGAACACCCCTTTGACCGGAGTGCGCACTTCGGTGCGAACTGGGGGATCGAATGGCCGAGTTGGATCGACCGCATCGATGTATTCGACGATGAAACATTCTTCGCCGAACTTCTCGATGAGCCGATCGACCGTCTTGAGCAACCGGGGGTAGTTGAACGACTTCATCCGCGCACCGCCACGAGGAACAAGCCACCATCGCCGACAAGCAGCGGATTCAGCAGCGCGTCGATCTTGGGGAACGTCGGTTTCATTGGTGCATTCGCGGATGCCGATTGTCCACCGCCACCGGCGGCATATTGGACTTCGATAACATCGACTTTCTCAATGCGCACGGCCCATTGATCTTGACTCTGTTGAAGTTCGAAGCCATTGACTTGTTCGATAACCGCAGCAGCTACCGCACTTTGCAACTCTTTCGGAATCACGTCGGACGGAATCACGAAGCCATCGACCACCGCATCATGACGGGGCCAGGTCAAACCTTGCTCCCGCGTGTTGCGTTCACCCTTCCAGCGACGCCGGAAAGACTCGATGTAGTCCATCGCTTCGAGAATCAGCCGCTCGGCCTCGTCAGCGTCAACAGTGACGCCGCGAGCCTGAGCGTATGCAATAACAAAGTCCGCACCAGCGTACGTATTTGCGTCCGGCTTGCCGGTACCATCTTCAACAATCAGGGCCATTTACGTACTCCAGTGGAACTTTGTGGTTATTGCGTCGACTTAGCGAAGGGGTTTACCGCCCCCGCGTCGTCTTTTTGTACGGAGCCGTCGGCCGCGTCAGAAACGACTGATTGCTCTTGGGTTTGGGACTGATCCGGTGCACCGTCGGCACCGGCCCCGTCCCCGCTCCCGCCTTGGGGCTCGTCCCCTTTTGCAGAAACTTGCTGTTCGCCATTGCTGGACTCCGTCGTGGTTTGAGCCGTTTTGGTGGCTCGGGTTCGCGTTGCAGCCATACGCATGGTTTTCGGCTGCGCGGGCGGTGGCATTTCCTTGTCGACCAGCGCCGTGATAGCCGCCACTTCGTCGAACGCCGCCCCCTCGGCCGCGGTCATCACCGTAGCCAAAGCGACATTGCCCGCTTTGTCGAGTTGAAGGATGACCACATTGCCGGTATCGGCACCTGCCTTGTCGACCAGCGGCACCTGAGTGAACTGGCCGATCTTCCCCGCCGCATGGTTATACCGGACGAACAAGTCCAGTCGCCGTGCTTGGTCGAGGTTGCTTTTGTCAAAGGACATGAAGTTCTCCCTGTGAGGTAAAAAGGCCGGGAGCGTTAGCCCCCGGCAAGTACCACCCCACTATCTGCCCGGTTTAGCCCTTCGTGACCAGGAACGCCATCGGCACGTTCTTCCGATACGTCACGCGTTCCCAGTTGTCCGGGTTCGCGAGGTTCGCCAGCGTGATCGCCGGGGGGCCGCTCGTAATGCCCGACGGGGAGCCGGTGTTGTCCGGAATCGTCACGTCCGCGTCGAGCCAGTTGAAGCCGCCCGGATGAACGATCCATTCCTTGCGTTCGAGGATGTACTCGAGGCCCGAGCCGTTGCCGCGAAGCTCGCGGCGGCCGACCGCGACCGGGACTTGCGGTGCGCCGTCAGCGTAACCGAACGCAGCGCCGCCGAACAGGATCGACAGGTAGGTCTTGTCCGCGCCCGTGCCGAACACCGGCATGCCGTCGTCGACGATAACGACCTTGCCCATGTACGTCGGGATCGTAAGCTGACCCTTCGAGTCCGGAATGAACTCGATTTCGTCGTTGTTCGTCATGCGCTTGTACACCATCGAGTGCACCGCAATCGCTGCGATGGAACCGACGTGGTCGCCCATCGTGAAGGCTGCATCGACGAACGCTTCGCGGTTGAACACTGCATCGGCCGGGTTGGTCTGACCGCTGATGTCGATCACCATGTCGCCAGCCGTGCCGAGGACTTCGGCCGGCACGCGGCCACGCGTCTTGATCGTGGCGAAGTTGCCCGCGAGGTTCGACTTGTAGACGCCGACGGCCATCGCGATGATGCGACGCTGCCACTGGCGCGTCCAGTAGACACCGAAGCGGTTGCGGATGCGCGTCATGGGGTTCGAACCGGCGAGTTCGGCGGTCAAGTCCATCGCGCCATACGCCTTGTTCAGCCACGTTTTCGTGGTCTTCATTTCGCCCGAGCCGAGCCCGTCGATCGGTGCTTCGACGTTCGGGTTGTCCGAACCATAGTTCGGTTCGAGCGAGTCGAGGTCGCGCCAGAACGGGATGTTGATGAGACGGCCCGGTGCCGACAGGAACTGCGACAGGAAGTCGTTCGACGCAACTGCGCCCGACAAGAAGAATGCGGTCAGTTCGGGACGATCGATCGCGGTGTACGAGGTATAGACCTCCGGGATCACCGCGTCGACCAGTCGTACTTGGTTGTTGAAATCCGGCATTTAAGCCTCCTTAGTTGTGTTGATGCGCGTTATTGCGCGGCTGCTGCTTTGCGGAACCCTTCCGGATCGCGTTTGTAGAACTCGGTGCGTTCCGCCTCGGACATTTCCGAGAACTTCTTTTCACCCGAGCCGACCGCGCCACCCGAACCACCGCTACCACCTGCGCCACCAGCACCGCCGGAAGCCTTCGAACCGATGATGACCGACGCGTACCGCGCGTCGCCCTTCACTTCCGTCACCAGATCGTCGAGGGACATGACGCCAGCGACGCCCGTCTTGTCGACAACCTGCAACTCGAACCGGCCGTCTTTCTCGACGACCTTCATGCGACTTTGCAGCACCGGCGCGAGCAGGTCGGGCGCGTTGCTGATGTCCTTCGCGATGGCCAGTGCACGGCCTTCGCGCATGCTTGCCTCGATAGCGCCCATGAGCACGCTTTCGCGCTCGGTCGCTGCCTTCTCACGAGCCGCGTAGCGCGCATTGTGCGAGGCTTCCAGCGCTTCCACGTCCGCCTTGGGAATGTTGCCCCGGCGAATTTCGTTGAGCGTGTTTTCCAGTTCCTCGACGCGCTGTTCGGCGGCACGGCGATGCTGTTCTGCGATACCCTTCTTCTGCACGACGTGCGAGAAGTCTTCACCTTCGACATCCAGGTGGTATTCTTCGCCCACTTGCTTGTACTCCGACTTGACCGCGTCATTCAGGAGTGCGTAGGCTGCTGCTGCAAGAATTCGTTTGAGTGCCATGTTAGATCACCGATCTGTTGTGGTTAATGGGGTAGGCAAGGCGGATTATAGCCACATGGGTTTCCGCCTTGCAACAGGTTGCTTTGTACCTCAGCCGCCCTGCTTCCGCTTCTTGCGAAGGTTCCGCAGATAAACGATGAGTTTCAGTCGAGTCCAGCCGCGTTTATATGCCATGGTCAATTCCCCGCTTGGTTTCCGCCGCCATTGCCATTATTCAGCTTGGCCTTGTTGGTTCCACCACTCGCCGCATCACCGACCTTGCCCGCTGCCGCGGTCTTAGCGATGAACTCGACGGTGGCCTTGCCTTCCGTTTCAGCCTTGGCGTCGTCTTCCGACGCAACGCCCGCGCGACGAAGGCCAGCGCGCATTTCCTTGAACGTGATTGCCCCTTGCTGCCATTCGAGGATCAGTTCAGCACGTTCATTCGGCGTCAAGCGAGCGGCCGGGAAATCGGTATTCAGATTGTACTCGACCGTTTCGTCATTCACGATGCCCGTCTGGAACTGATTCGCCCAGCGCAGTGCCTTACGGAATGCCATGCTGACGTTCTTGGTGCATGCCGATAGAATCGACTGTTCGCTGGCTTCTTCTTGTTGAGCCTCACCGAACGTCCGGTTTCCGCCGCTCTTGACCAGCAAGTTCGCGCCCATCGCGATCATCTGCGATTCTTTGTGGGTCATCGCCTCGAACGGTACGCTGTTCGGCGTAATTTGCAGGATACCGGCGGTCGCGCCTTGCGGCAGAGGAATGATCGCCCGCGAGCCAAGGTGAACCTTGAAATCCTTGAACACGTCTTCTACCCAGTCTTTCGTCAGACCGGTGAAGAATGCCGTCGGCTGACCTGCAACGAAGGCCATTTCCTCATAGTCGGCCGAGTTGCGGTAGTGGCCGATGTTGACCTCGCACAGATCGAGCAACGGCGGGTGATCGATGTCCGCATTGTTATCCAGCGGACCGATGAACTGGAATGGAATTTCCTTGAACGGGTTGCCATTCCCGTCAGTCGGAACGTGCTTGCTATAGGAGTAGTACATTTCCTCCTGAGTTTCACGCCGCCAGCGTTCGACCTGGTAATTGCCTTCCGCGTTCAATTGGAGCACGCGCCACTGCTGGACATAGGTGGTTTCAAAGCCATCGTCCTGAGCCAGAACGTTCTCCTGAATCACAACCAGCGAGATAACGCTCTTGCCTCCGACCAACTTCGTCCGCCAGTTGATGATCGAGGTCGGGTGGACGAGAGTAATGGTTGGGCGATACAACCCCAGCTTCTGTTCGAGGACTGTGACGGGCCTGCCCACATTGGGGTAGTCCGTGAAGATGGCAGCGCGACCGAAGCCCATCGTATAACCGAGTGCTTTTTTGGCCTGCTGATCGAGGCTGACGCCTTCGCCGTCTATGTCCTCGACAATCGCTTCCAGAGCCGGAGGCAACTGGCGAATCGGGTCGCGGCTGAACACCTGCCCCATCATACCATCGAGCGTTCGAGCGGTGACGTTGTAGAAAATCGCACGCTGCAAATAAGTCTCATAGCGACGACGCTGTTCTTCATCGCGCGAATCGACCGATGGCATGGGGAGGTACTCCTCCCGCTTCGCCTTGATCGCCTCTTGACCGGACAGGCAGTCCATAATCTTGCGCCATTTCGGCAGCATTTCACCGAACTCGACACGCTGATAGCCGACGTTCGGCAGGGACGGCCCCAGCCCGGAAGTGGGCGGGGCTTGCGGCGGGATCAGCACTTTCGATTGCACGTCCCGCCGGATAGTGGTTCGTTTGCGAGCCATATTTAAGTTCCGAATTTGAAGGGGATAACCGTCGCCAGTCGATTAGCCGAGGCCAAGCAACGGTAGCGGACGCCGTCGTAGGGGTGATCTTCTGCTTCAGTATCGACATCGTCTAGGTTGTCATCGTCTCGCGGTAGAACCGGGAGGGTCGAAGTAACCGCAGTGCAATGTGACATGAAGTAGATGCCGGGGCCTTCGCCTTCGAGTGAGGCTTCCAGACGATCCCGGAGCAATTGCAAGCCGTTCGTGCGGGCACCGGCCGATTTGTCGGCAGGCTTCCACATAACCCCGTTATCTTCCATCACTTTCGCGATAGTATCAACATCCTTTTGAATGACGTTGTAGATTTGCCCGTCAGCAGGGCCTGCACGAACCGGGGTCAGAATGCGGTTTTCACGCCACAACTGCGCTTCGATCTCCTTGATCCCCTTGGCGACCGCCTTCGCGCCAAGTTTCAAGCCCTTGTTAGTCCCGATTTCCTCCGTACCGTACCACTCATGGAACAGAATGAGCGAGCCACGGGCGGGCGTCCAATACGTCTCAGTTCCGTCCGGATTCGTGATTGTTGCCGTATCTCCGTTTGCCTCGGCCCACCAGCCAACGTAGAACGGGTGAGTCGAACCCCAGTCGAATGAGCGATCCACCCGCCAACTAGCGGGGATATTGAAACGCGGTTTGACGTGAACTTCTTCGCGCCACAGATCATCGATCGCACCACCAGCGACGACATTCCAGTCCCCGTGAAGCCACGCCTTCCGCTTGTTCGGGTCTTTGATCGATTCGAGTTCTGCCACATATTCGGGGGTCAGGTAGATGTTTTCCTTGTACGAGCCGAACAGACGTACTTGGGTCTTAGTGACCGGCTCGCGTTTCTGGGTTCGCGGGTTGAACACGTCTTTCGTCGTCTTGACAACAACCCCCGGAGGTGCAATGTCAATGAACTGACGCTTGACCCAGTTGTGCCCCGGCCCATACGGGTTCGTGGTCGAAAAAACCATGAGCGGCATTTCAGGCAGCAGACATTGATTACCGTGCTCATCGATATACGGCCAGTCCTCCGGGCGGAAAGACGAGCGATTACACGACATCATCGACTCATAGAGGTCGGGCGTCGGGTATTTCGACAATTCGTTCCAGCCAATGAACGGGAATTCCTGACCGTGATAGTTCCAGTAGTCGGTCGACTTCTTGATCTGACGGAACAGGAGTTCTTCGCCGGTAGGCCAGACCCAGCGATAATCGGACTTCGATGCCTTGAACTTCGCGCCATCCTCGAATAGCGGAAACCAACGCTGGCTCTTGGATACCAAGTCATCGAGATTTTTGTATTCACGGTCGAAAATGATCCCGCGCCAGAACCGGCCATAGCCGAGGCCGACATAGCGCCGGAACTTCATCAATTGCGCATCCGTCTTGCCGGGGCCGCGAGTGCCTTCATACAGCAAGTGGTGGCCCGGATAGGTAATCGCGGCCGTCTGGGAGCCCGGAAGGGGTTGCCAGATGACCTTGACGTTTTCTTGCTTTTGCTGTTCCATTATGAAACTTTCCTCTCACCGGTATCGAACTTTTCTCGCTCATCCCATGATGAATGAATCAAGTTTCCTTCATCATCCATTTGCGGACAACAAGGGCATGTATCTCCGACCAGATGGTCATCGATATCGCCAAGCGGAAGTATATTGATAAATACATCACCAACAACCACCGCCCAATCGTTCGATATCTGGTCATATTCCATTACAGTCGATCCGTATAATTTGCGACGAAGTGTGCCCGCTCCATGCGGAAAAGGCGTTCCGAGTAGAGGGTTTTGTACTCAACATATTCCCCGTAGCCGTCTTTCCCCGTTTTGACCACATCAATGCAGGCATTCGGGTTGATTCTGAGCCAAAACACACCTTTCATTTCGTGACATCCTCTTTGAGCTTGCGTTGAACATCCGCAGTGACGTTTTCCCACTGATCGACGCTTTGCGGAGCGGGAACGACCATCACGCCGCCCCGATGGGTGACCGTGGTTTCGCTCTGCGTGACCGTGACATCCATTTTCAGGACGCGGCCGAGCTTGCCCCATGCAGATACCCGGGCCGAATGGCTGGCGTTCTCGCTAAAGTCGTTCGCTTCGCGCTTGAGACCGAGCAGAACGTCCTTTTTCGTGACCATCACGTCTTCTTCAAGGATTTCCTTGAGGCGATCGAGTTCTTGTTGTACGAACGGCCAGCGCATCATTTCATACGCCTTGGTCATGGCGTTAGGACTGCCGCCAGCACGCAAATAAGCGTTCGAAATGTTAAAATCCTTGATGTATTCCCGGCAAAACGTCGCCGCGAAGATGCGCATATTCGGCGTGAGGTTTTCCTCAGTCTTGCGCGACAGGCGAATCGACGTTTCGCTGTTCGGATCGGGGGCGCGCGGGCCTTTTTTGCCCGGACGTTTGACCTTTTCGAGCGCCAAAGCCGACGCAGACTTGACTTTGAAGCCTTGCGCACGCAGTTTATTATTGCGGGCAGTGGCTTCGCCGCCTCGACGGGCGACGTCTTTCATGCGTTCTTTGTTGGTTTGGGTCGGAGGGGCAACGTAGTCCTTGCCTTGCTCCCACGGTGGGATGATTTTGTCCGTCATGATCGGTAGATTGGATGGTTGATATGTCGAAAGTATACGCATACAGCAAGAAAAAAGGGAACAAGCACTAAGT